CAAATTTCTGGAGAATGAATTTTCTAAGAATCAAATTTCTGAAGAATGAATTTTCTAAGAATCAAATTTCTGGAGAATGAATTTTCTAAGAATCAAATTTCTGGAGAATCAAATTTCTGGAGAATCAAATTTCTGGAGAATGAATTTTCTGGAGAATGAATTTTCTAAGAATCAAATTTCTGGAGAATCAAATTTCTGGAGAATCAAATTTCTGGAGAATGAATTTTCTAAGAATGAATTTTCTAAGAATGAATTTTCTAAGAATGAATTTTCTAAGAATGAATTTTCTAAGAATGAATTTTCTAAGAATGAATTTTCTAAGAATGAATTTTCTGGAGAATCAAATTTCTGAAGAATGAATTTTCTGGAAAATAAAAATATGAAAAAAGAGTTTTCCAGAAATCTGGAAAATGAATTTTCTATAAATAATTTTTCATCTTTTTCCAAATGTTCTCCTTTTCATTCTTCAAACACATTCAAATGAAACTGTAGAATCAAATTCGTATTTTTCACAGCATCATATTGCTCAACATCTTTCACTTCGACTGTTTTAATTGTAGTCCTACACAATGGACACGCCAGATTCCGTGTAAGATGCCGTACAATACACGTATGACAAAACTCGTGTTGACACCCCGTTTTATTGATATTCATCCGTGTTCTCGATTCAAAACAAATCGGACATTCGATTTGTTCCTGTAGTTCTTGATTCGACTCTAAACACAAGACCAAGGGCAGGACACCAACTCCTCTACTACTCATCTCCATTTCCACCGTTGAACTCACCGTTGAAACGGCCCATACTGAACGAATAAAATTCAATATGTTCTCAATAATAATTTGCGAAGAGTACAACTGATTCGGGTCTAGATTCAAATACTGAAATCCGAGAACTTGTAAGAGTGTCGGCGAAATATCATTCTGCAAATAACGCCGCACATTTTCTAGATTTTCCTCCAACAGTGATTCATGATTCATGACATTTATATTTGCCAAATCGAGTGTGTGTATCCATATGTGGAATATGTCGTCGATTTCCATTGTGTGTTGGTTCTTTGTATTGTTTTCGCTAGTATGATGTAGGCGCGAGTATTCGAAGAATGGCTTTTCAATTTTCTTATATATAGACAATGTATATCGTATACGAAAAGGCATAATCGAGATGATGTTCTCATTTATCAAAAATCCGCATTCGTTTGCATTTGATGCAGTGGTTATTTTCGCACAAATACTCTATATTGCAGTCTTTTTGAATTTAGTGTTTATTAATACGGAATGGATAGATTATTTAAACATAGGCGTGCAAATCTTCGTGGTCTCGTTTTTACTCTATCGTTTCCGAAAAGACCGTCCGGTTCTCTCGAATTTCGACAGCAAAATTGTGAGATACAGCGCATATTTTATCCTGTTTAATTTATTGATTACGGAAATTGTTCGTAAATTTGAATTCTTGAAACCATATGTTCCCAAGAACATATTAAACGAGATTCTCACCTATATTTCCAAACATATAAATAATGCAACTCCTACGCCAACTCCTACAGGGATGATGCAGGCATAGTCGGCAGTTGAGAATCCGTCAAGAACCCACTGTTGGATAAAGACAAAAAAAGGAATAAAGCTATTCCTATATGATAATAGACGAATCATATATGAATAAGGAGAACCTGTTGGAAAATTTTGAAATGTTGGGACTAACTACATCGGAGATAGATGATTTAGGAACTCTGGATATTGAAAGTATATTAGAAAACGCGAATTCAACGAGTCCGTATTTACAAGAAAAAACAATCGAAGATATTCATCGCGAAGTCTTTGAGGCAATCAGCGAGATTCCTGGAATGACGAATGAGCTGTTGGAAGAATACTGTAGGAAATTGGCGGGGTATAGATACGTCGAAAAATTATGTGATTTACAAATCCGAAAGAATGTTCGATGGATTCGCAAAGATACATTGAAATTGACGCGAGGTGGATTGTTGCTTCAAATTGCGTTTGAAGCAGACCAGGTCAAACTTCTCTGTAAAAGCAACCAGATATTTTTCAGATACACGTTTGATGATTGTGTGAATTTTCAGAAATTGACGGTCGAAGAACAATTGATATTGTTGTATACACGTCAAGAAAAAGAAAAAGAAAAAGAAGAGAATAAAAAATAATGAATAAATAAAATGGCTGTATATACTATAAAATGACATCAGAATGGATTACTTTTGTTAAAAAATATGCGGAAAAGCATAACATTGAGTATGGAGCGGCATTAGCAAAAGCCAGCAAGGAGTACAAAAAGGTAAAGAAGGTAAACAATGTAAAGAAGGTAAAGGGCGGTGAACAACAACAAGAACAACAAGAACAACAACAAGAGCAAGAACAACAAGAGCAAGAACAACAAGAGCAACAACAAGAGCAAGAACAACAAGAGCAAGAACAACAAGAGCAACAACAAAATCAACAACAACAACAACAACAAACAGAAGGTGGTAAACAACAACAACAACAAGAGCAACAACAAGAGCAACAACAAAATCAACAACAACAAAATCAACAACAACAACAACAAGATGGAGGAAAAAGAAACCGTAATTTCACAAACAAGAACTTTAAGAAATTTGCCAAGGGATTTCGCAAGACCACAAAACGTTTCGGCAAGAAGGTCCAAAATCTTAGCAAGAGTCTTACACGTAAATCGAAATCAAAGTCTGGAAAATGGTTTTGGTAAATAAAATACTATATTTCGAGAACATGAACCGTTCTCGAAAATAAAAAATGAAAAGACTCAATCTTTTTATTTTTATTATTATTTTTATTATTATTCAAACATCAAATATCTTCAATATCAATCTCATCACATTGTTGTATATCAAATGCCTCTAATGGTACAGCCCCCACATTTCCAACAGGTTCGCTCACAATCGCATCATTATATCCCGTGTTGGAAAACCCGAAATCAAATGCAGAATCTTTGTCGGACGCAGCGGAGGAATTGTCCGTGTTGGTAATGTACGGATAAAGTCTCTCGAATTGCACTTTCGGAATATTCTTCAATTGTTCGACTTCATTCGGCGAATAGACTTCTAATATGTCGCAATTTTTCGCGGTCGATTCCCATTCGCGCAATCCGACCAAAACGATTGTATTTGTCGCAATGAGATTTCCGCGTTTGTTTCTGCCGCTGAATTTGCTTCGAATATGTCCGACCAGTTTTGTTCCTTCAATTGTTGTAATTGCGCATGTGTTTCCGTGTAATTTTGTAACACATGCGTATATTTCGCCGTCGCATTCGGCTAAACGCAGACGTGTGGTTTGTTTGCCTACGTTTTCATTCTTTCTTGCGAAACTCTTGGCTCTGTTTCCACCGCTGCTATTTTTGACCATTCTTTCGTGTTGTTATAAATTTGGTAGATAAGTATTGTTGGATGTATGTGTTTTATTTTTTAGGTTTGTTCTCATCAATTTTTTTGGTCTTTGTTTTCTTTGTTTTGTTTGTTTTGTTTGTTTTCTTTGTTTTCTTTGTTTTGTTTGTTTTCTTTGTTTTGTTTGTTTTGTTTGTTTTCTTTGTTTTTTGTTTTCCTCCAACAGTTATACTTCTTATTCTTTTTGTTTTTATTTTGTCATTGTTCTCATTCGAATTTACAACATTACAATTTTCTTTTCTTTTCGCATTGATATACGAAGCAAGTGTATCAATAACTTGTTTCCTTTCTTCTGAAATGGGTTCATCTCCATGTGGAATGACATCAATATCAAACTGTTTCAATAAATGTTTTTCAGAAGCAGTACATAAGTTCGGATAATCCGATTCTAATTTTTTATCGATTTGTTCCATGTAGAATGTATATGGAAATGGTTCTTCTCTATTAAAATCTAAATCATGTGCCATATTACTTGCCATATTATATTGTGATATAATAATATATGTCATCCAACCCCGATAAAGGTCAAATTTATCAATTGAAAAAAATGATGAAACATATTCAAACAAAATTAAAAGGCAATGAAAACGCGACAAACACCAACGCCACGACAAACGCATCCATTGAAAAGAAAATGAAAGCCGGTGCCTCCAAATCTATTTTCTCCTACATAAAATACTACCTAGATTCCGTATTCGATAAAGAGAACTTTGTCAAAAAACAAAAAGAAGAGCAGTTGAACGGAATCAAAGAACCCTATGACACGACGGTCGAAAAATTGGCCGAGATAAACCCAGTCGACAATATCTCGCCAGCCGTTGCTTTCGAGACCTTCCAGAAATTGGTGGAACAAAACCAAAAAATAGAGGAAATGGAGAAAGAATATCGCGAACGGCCGGAAATAATTGCCGAAACCAAGCAACTGTTGGATGAAGGCAACGCAGTGAAATCGGCGGCGGTTGAGAACATTGGGCAAATCAAACAGGGGATTTTAGACGATTTGAAAGAAGCGACGGACCGATTGAATGAGTTGAATGCACAGGTGAACACGACATTGGCTACAGTGCAAATTCCGAACGATACGACGGATGCAATGCAACCACAACCACAGTCGCAACCACAGTCCCAGTCGCCTTCTCCTATCAATTCGTCTTTGTCTTCGTCCACTACCAGTCAGCAAGAGGATGATGTACTGTTGGAAAATAATACGAATACATCCAAACTTTTGAAGAAATGCGATTTATTAAAATAGAAAGGCGATTTATTACACCTATTTACATTTCAAGTGCCCATTTTTATATAATTTTTATTTAACTTATGTAAAAATATTATAATTAACTAATTAATATGTCATCTTGTAAGAAAAATGGTGAATGTTTAATTCAATGTGTTTGTGAATGTTATAATGAAGAAACTGACGAATATAATGAATTATGTATTTGTGGACACAGAGAACATAATGGTTATTGTCCTTCAACCTGTTGTCTTCCAGTTGAATGTATAAATTATAAATATTGTAATGAAAAACTACCAAAATGGGTATTATTATGTCATAATGGTATGTGTATGAATTGTGCTGTTCAAATGGGAAAACATACTTTTACAAATCAAGTAGAAGACTGTTGTGTGTGTTTAGAAAATAAATTAATGTTAATTTTAAAATGTAATCATACAGTTTGTAATGATTGTTGGTATAAAATTACAAAAAAAGGATTTGGAAATACTGACCAATACCCATTATGTCCTTTATGTCGTAATTTGAATGATTGGAGTAAATAATCGGTGTTTGAAATCTAAAAATGTGTAAAATAAAAAGAAAATAGAAACACAACGATAAATAAAATTGAAAGGAAGCGTATTCAAACACCCCTATAATAAGAGACACTAGTAACAATCAAAAAACAAAAAAATGCCGTTCAGTAGAGAACAGCAACGAGCCATCGATTTATTCAAACAGGGTAAAAATATATTCATCACCGGTCCAGGCGGAACAGGAAAAACGCATGTCATCCAGCATATGGTCCAACACATGAATGCTCTAAACATGTCATATCAAGTGTGCGCAATGACCGGTTGTGCAGCGGTTTTGTTAAACACGGGTAATAGCACACCGTCCACGATATACCCCCAGACGGTAAGAACCCTTCATTCATGGTCGGGCATTGGTCTCGGAAACGGTCCGTTTTCAAAAATCCAACAGAAGGTCCTTTATAACAAACGGGCGGCAGCGAGATGGAGGACCACGAAAATATTGATAGTGGACGAAGTCAGCATGATGTCGAAGAAAATCTTCGAAACCATTGAAAAAATCGCATGCGCCATTCGCAAAGAAAAGACGCAACCTTTCGGCGGCATGCAAATCGTATTCTGCGGCGATTTCTTCCAATTGCCCCCTGTTGGAAATGTCAACGAAGAAGATTCAGAACTCTTCTGTTTTGAATCGGACAAATGGTTGCAAGTATTCCCGCAGGAAGCCCATGTGCAATTGACGCACATCTTCCGACAAGACGACGATGTATACAAACGCATACTGCATCAAATAAGGTGGGGAGAACTCGATGAAGAATGCGCCGAGATTCTACAGAAACAGATGGGAAAAGAAATCGACCCGGAGAATGTGCCGACGAAATTGTACGCCGTGCGTGCGAAAACCGATTTTGTCAATATGAATATGTACGCCAAATTGCAGACCGAAGAATATGTGTATGAGATGATGACAAAGACGGATATAGATACGTACACCGATTGTGGGAAATTGATTCCTTCTTCACTCATTGAACAACGGCGGCAAATGACGCTTCCGGAACTTACAGCGGAAATCGATGCGTTGATGAATATGACGAATCGGCCAAAACTTCTGAGACTGAAAAAAGGGGCGCGGGTCATGTGTTTACACAATTACGATTTGGACCGCGGAATATGCAATGGGGCGCAGGGGACAGTGGTTGATTTCGCAGAAACGACGGAAATGCAAGTTCCCGTACCGATTGTCCATTTTACAAACGGTGTGCGCATGAAAATGAATCTCGTATGGCAGCAGTCGGATGAGATGCCGTGTATTGGCATAGGCCAATTGCCGCTGTGCCTGGCGTGGGCATTGACGATACACAAGATACAAGGCGCGACACTTTCTATGGCGGAAATGGATTTGGGGAATAGCGTGTTTGAATACGGACAGACGTATGTGGCCCTTTCTCGTGTCAAGAATCTGCAAGGGCTCTACATCAGTGCACTGAATCCTGCGAAAATAAAAGCGAATCCAGTAGTGAAAGAGTTTTACCGAAACCTGCCGATTGAATCAGAATCAACATCACCTGTTGGATATGAAGAAAAAGAAAAAGAAAAAGAAGAAAAAGAAGAAAATCCTACAGTGAAATCGGGTGTACAGATAAGATTTGTAAAGAAGATAATTGTAAAGAAGAATAGAAAAACAGAATTGGAACCGGAAATTACGACGAAAAATGTGTTTGCAAATTTTGCTGCAACATCTGAAATAAAGGTTTCAAAAGTATAATGTTGTATCTTGTATTTTATAAATTTGTATTTTTGTAAATTTGTATTTTTTATCGCGGTTCTATCACGGTAAAAAATGCGTTGAATTCGCATTCCAATAATCTGAAGGCGATGTATATGGACGATTTTGTAGTTTCCAATTTACACGAATCACGCAATGAATGGTGCGCCAGACTCGTCACTATTCTCTGTCCAATGGTCATCCAGGGAATCCGCTCAATATTCGACGAAGCCTGGAATCTCTGTTTAGAATCAAACGACCCCAACAAATACCTGATGACCTTCCAAAATCTGCTTTCGCGCATCCCCAAATGGAACGAAACCATCATCGAAGATGAGCGCAAACGCATTTTAGATAAAAGCGGCTGCCATTATTTAGAAGATTTAATCACGTGTGTCCACATCATTCAGCTCAAAATCCTCACATGTATCCGTGTTGGAAACAAACAGAAGAAAATCGACATTTCCATTCCGAAACTCGACGTATTCATACACAAAGTCTATATCCAAGTGGCACGCAAAGTCTACATGAACGTCTACCTCTTTGAGAAAACAGTCGCGCCATTACAAGCGCAGAAGAACCACCGGGAATTGGAGATAATTGTCCAAGAGTGCATATTGATGTCAATTCGCGACAGTATTCCAACAGAGGAAATCATTCGCGCGTATATGGACGAGAGTGTGGAGCAAGAAGAAGAGGTCGTCATTGAGAACATTGAGGAGCCGATAATTACGGCTGATAATTCGGACCATTCAGAGGATACTGTTGGAAAAAGGGAAGGGGAAGAGAGCCCGATTCCTGAAACGGTGCCTGCGATTAAAAATGTCGACGATTCGCCGGTGATTACGCGATTGACGTTTAATGATGTGGACTCGGTGCACGATGGCGAGAAGGAGGAGTTGGTGGATGCGCCGAAGACGATTGAGCGATTAGAGGAAATTAGTCGGGAGCGTGCCATGCAACGGCGGTTGGAAGAGGACGAAGAAACCGAGGACAAACTGATGATTAGCGCGGATTCGATTGATTTAGGCGAACTGGATATATTGGATATTGACGGGTCTTCTTTTGACCAGCCCGTTTCGTTGGATGATATTATTGAATTGAATTGAAAACCCAAATGCGTTTTCGAATACAATATAATATTTAGATGTTTGTTATATGGAAAACAACCATCTATTTTTATTTGCGGTATATACTGCTATTTTGTTTTTCATTGCCAGAATGGTCGAAATGAAATTTGTCAAACATGAAATGCTTCCTCTCAAAGAGGTGATTAGTGACGTCGTATTGGTCATTGGCTGTTCGATTGTAGCATCATATGGCTATGGATATAGCAGCCAATTCTTTGGCAATTTGATTAATTTTATGACGGAAAATAAGACCGTGGAAATGGGTGCGCCAGAAATATTTACAAATGTTCCCGAATTTTAGATTATGATTATGATTATGGATATGAATATGAAATATTTATAAATAAAATACTTCATAGAAAAATTGACACATGTTCATCCATCGAAATAGCACACACACACAAATACAATCCATCATGTTGTCTCTTTCGCAACTCCCTATCGAATTCCGCGGCACTCTTTACAATGAAATGATGCAGAATGACTCGGATTCAGACATAATGTTTCCTAAAATTCTCACACTCGGTCCTCTCTATGAGAACTTTGGCGATATTCTGCGACAAATTGACACCTGTTGTTTTCTTGGATGTAAGCTTCCGCATGCAGTCTATTCGTACATCGACAGACATGATTGTTTGGATGAAATTGTCATGTTCAAGAATGGTAAATTGTATCCAGAATACGAATTCTTTCAGAGAACCGAGGAATTCCATGCAGTCGAAATGTACGCGCGAAACTTTACGCATTACGAAAGAACGCAACAAAACAATACGTGGATTTTGAAAACCGTCGCTCAAACCAATTCTGTTCTCATTCTCCAATATTTGGAGGAAACGGAGAACATTCACTATATATTAGATGATGATATGCAATGTGTCCTACTACATGCATGTCGTTGTGGGTCGAATGATATTCTGAAATACTGGAATCAGAATCCCTTGATTACGCAATTCATCCAAGACAAGGGGGTCGCGCATCAACTCTTGGCCGAAGCTGCGGTCAGAGGACATGTGAACACATTGAAATGTTTGAGAGAAATATTTCGTCTGGAGTTGTCCATCGAAACTGTCAATGCATGCCTGTTAGAACTGCATAATCAGAATCATACTATTCAACAAAAAAGAATAGAGTGTTTGAAATACGCGGTCGAGAATGGATGTCCTTATGACGATTGGACATTGTCATTGTTTCAGACGAAAAAACAACTTGTTTGACCATTGTAGAGAATCAATATATTTTGAATATTGGGAGGAAATAAAAAAACTCGCAAAATATACAAAAAAAATAAAAAGAATACAATCAAACGATGAATCTCTCAAAAAGGATTGTCACCGTTAATATTAATTTTTGTTCTCGTAATCGATTCTCATGTCAGACTACAACAGTGAATCCAATAATATGTACAAACATACTATATGACCGTATATTACGTTTGCGCGACGTCCGGTCAATCTGGCAATCCCGGTACTCAAGACGCGCCGCTGAAAACCATTCAATCAGCGGCAAATCTGGCCCAACCAGGCGATACGATTCTCGTTCAACCGGGAATCTATCGCGAACGTGTATCTCCTCCTCGCGGCGGTTCGGCTCAAGCGCCCATCATCTACAAATCCGCAGTCCCACAAAAAGCCATCCTCCGAGGTTCCGTGCCATGGAAACCCACCTCATCTGCAAACCAAATCGTATCAGGTCCATTGGACCTCACAGTGTTCTCGGACACATCGGCAATCGACGGCGCGAATGGATTCGCAGTTCCCTGTGCGGTTACACCGTATGGAAAGGGCGGAACGCCTGAATTCGCGCGCGGTGAGAAGACCGCCAACCCAGCAGTAAAATATTCTTTAGGACAAGTCTTCGCTGGCGACAAATTGCTCACTCAATGCGGTCTCCGTTCAGAAATGGAATCGTCGACAAACAGCTGGTGGTATGACGTATCCTGCAACATGTTATACGTCCATTTGGAGCCGGTGTCCTTGGACGCTCCCCTCGAAATTACGAATCAGCGCCGTGTATTTGCCCCCCATATTCGCGGACTCCGATACATCACAGTCGACGGGTTCATTATCGAAAGATGTAGCAATCAGTATCCGAATAAATTCTGGAATCAAGCCCAGAATCAACAAGCGGGAATGATAGGAACCCGGTCCGGCAGATTCTGGATCATTCAGAACAATGTCATCCAATTTGCGGCCGGTATTGGAATCGATTGGGGAAATGAAGGAGGAGCCGCACAGGATTTGGAAACGGGTTCCAACGGAGTCGCGCAAAATTCCACCGGACACATCATCCAAAACAATCGTATCTCCGATAATGGTGCAGCGGGCACGGCATCGTTTATGGGGAAGAATGTCACTTTTACAGGAAATCTGGTCGAAAGAAACAACAATATGCTTTTTTACGGGACACAGAGATGGGAAAGCGCCGGTGTCAAAGTCCACTGCCCTACTGGCAGCACCTTCTCCAATAATATTGTCCGAAACAATTATTGCCACGGCTTCTGGAACGACCAGGGGGCGGGACAAAACAGTGTGTGGAAAAACAACTTGATTGTGAGCAACCAGGCATCGGGCATCAATTTCGAAATCGGCACAGGAACGACAGGAAAGGTCATCAATAACGTGTTTGACGCGAATGAGTATAATATTAGCTTTGTCACATCTGGCGGCTGCCTGATTGCGCATAATGTGTTTTTGTCTTCTACCTCGGGGGATATTAGCACCACCATTTTCAACCGTCCTACAGATAAATGGGATTCGCTTAATCTCGAGATTTATTATAACGTATTTTTGGAATCGCCGAAATACATGATATTGTCGGCGCCTTCTGCTGTGGCGAGTCGGTTCATGAATTACAATCAATTTGCATACAATGACCGGTTTGTCTTTTACGCGGATTCGAAGAATAAAGTGTGCAAAAATTGGGGCGAATGGGTTTCGACGTGGTGTGTTGCGAACGGACAAAATGGCGATGAATTCAGCGTCATTTTGGAAGGAGGGTCCGGCTCTGTCGACGGACAAGAAGTCAAACTAGATATTCCTGTAAGACCGTTGAAATATTGTTCTCGTACTGATATTACCGAAGATTTTGTCGGGAGTCCTTGGACACAGGAGAATTGTATTGCAGGGCCTTGTGCGAATGGATTGTCGACTACTATTGTTTTTCCCAGTGTCTCGTGGTAATTGTTTTATTTTTTTTAACTTTATTTTTTATTTTTCTTCATTGTTTTCCGAGAACATTTTCTTCCACCAGTTGTAATTGGTGCATGAAACTCTTCGTCGAAAATCTTTAAAAATATTTTATTGTTTAATAAATTGTACATGCGTAATTTATCTTCTTCTGTATTACTATCTTCTCTCATATTATCATCTTCTCTCATATTACTATCCGAAACCAATTGTTTGATTTTATCCGCATCATTTATTTTTCCAATAGGATGTTCATATTTATATTTTAAGAGGTGTTTGATGACGTGTTCTAACACTTCTATATCAGGAAGTTTTGTTTCATGCTCTAATTGTATCATCTGACGGAAATAACCTCGTTTTTTTGGGTTTGATAATTTGGTCAATTTATTTGCGATGATGAGGGATAATTCGGATACGGGTAATGTTCTCATCATTCGAGGAGGTGATGTTTGTTGTTCTTCGAATAAAGATGACGATGCAATTCTGGATGGGGATACTGGTCTTGGTTCTCCCAAAAAATCAGGCAATCCTTGTGAATAAAATGCTTGATTTCGTTGTCTTTCTAGACGTGGAGGGGTAGTGAAGTTTCTTGTGTTTTGATTGTGTCGTGTTGGGCTTCCTACAGGTGTGTTGAATATAGGTCTTCTTACAGATACAGGTGTTCTTACAGGGCTTCCTATAGGTCTTCTTACAGATACAGGTGTTCCTACAGATGAATCAATACTGCTTATATTCGAAATATAGGATTGTTCTGGATGTACGAGAGCAAAATCGGCATCACTCACTGTCGAACGTTGACTACTCAAAAAACTGCTGGCATTGCTCGGAATGCTCGAAAAATCGCTCGATGTACTTGCGGTACTTGTGTAGGAATCGGCGTCTCTTGGAATATGTAAATTGAACTCACTACCGTTTGATAATAGGGACGATTCACTCAAGGCATCGGATTGGCTCGAACGATTACTTGTGTAGGATGCTGGTCGGGAAGGTGTATTGAGGATTCTATGTATATTTCGTCTTGTCTTCGGACTCCAACTGGAGCTTCTTACAGCGGTTCTGGACCTGGAACTCGAAGTAGAAGTAGAACGCGGCATATATATATTGTTATTATATTTTATATATTATAACAACATGTCTATCAACGTACTAATATACGGTTCTCAAGGTTGGATTGGTTCTCAACTCATTGACATATTACAAAAACAATTCCCCCACATCGCCTATATTTGCGGAAGTTCTCGAATCGACGATAAAGATTCCCTTTCCAAAGAACTCGACCACATTCATCCAACACATGTCATTTCTTTTACTGGGAGAACACATGGCAAAATCGAAGACAAAGAATACACGACCATTGACTACCTGGAACAGCCCGGGAAAATAAAAGAGAACGTCCGCGACAATTTATTCGGCCCGATTGTTCTCGCCAAATTATGCGAATCCAGAAATATCCATTTCACATATTTAGGAACTGGATGCATCTTCGAATACGACAAGGACCATGCCTCCTATGAAGAATCCGGATTTGACGAAACGTCGCTCCCCAACTTTTTCGGCTCTGCTTATTCCGTCGTCAAAGGCTATACCGACGAATTGATGCATTTGTTCGACTCCACCGCTCTAAATGTCCGCATTCGCATGCCCATTACTTCCGACTCTTCCAACAGGAATTTCATCAGCAAAATCACGAGCTACGCCAAAATTTGTTCCATCCCGAATTCGATGACGGTTCTCCCCGAACTGCTTCCCATGGTGGTGCAAATGGCCCTCGACAAAGAGACGGGCACCATCAATCTGACGAACCCCGGCACCATTTCGCACAACGAAATCTTGGAAATGTACCGGGAATTGGTGGACCCCACATTCACCTGGACCAATTTTTCGCAAGAAGAACAGTCGCGCATCTTGGCCGCCGGTCGGTCCAACAATCTGTTGGACACGCGCAAATTGGTCGAACGGTTTCCAACCGTGTTGCCAATTCGCGAATCCGTGCGCAAGGTCCTCTTGGAAATGGCTGCAAATCGACAAGTTGTGTAACAGGTGGGGCAATAGCGTCATATAGAGCGTATCTAAATCCCACTATATTTTATACAATGGAAACATCTGCAGGTAGTGTGAATACGAAACATACATATAAAAAGGCGTGCGAAATCAAAGAGAAAATATTGAAATGTTCTCAATCTTCTGACTTGACAAGTGCTGTCAATGAATGGCGCATTCTATGGAACGACAAATCGTCGGCATTGTGTGTCTGCTATAATTTGCAGACAATGCGTCTGTTGGAATTGGGTATAAGTGGTTGCAAAAAAATCGGAATCCATCACATCGAACAAAAATACAAAAATAGTTTATTGATTGAATATTTGAGAACCGATATAGGAAAAGAGGCGATTCATTGTGAATATTTGGACCTCAATATGGAAATTGGGTTCCATAAATTTCTGTGTGAAAAAACGTGCGAAATTAGGGCGCATTTGAAACAAACAGAGGATGATATAACTATGTTTTATGACGTGTTTCATCCGATGGATTTGTTTATCCAACACATTCGCGATTTAATGGAGAACTTTGATTTTTATAGTGGGAATAAATATATTGATGAGTTTTTAGTTGAATGTTCTCAAAAAGAAGCGTTTATTCCGGAAATCAAACAAGAAGAACAAGAAATTCCGGAAATCAAACAAGAAGAACAAGAAATTCCGGAAATCAAACAAGAAGAAATTCCGGAAATCAAACAAGAAGAAGTTCCGGAAATCAAACAAGAAGAAATTCCGGAAATCAAAGAAGAAGAAGTTCCGGAAATCAAACAAGAAGAAATTCCGGAAATCAAAGAAGAAGAAGTTCCGGAAATCAAACAAGAAGAATTTCCAGAAATCAAACAAGAAGAAGTTCCAGAAATCAAACAAGAAGAATTTCCTGAAATCAAAGAAGAAGAAGTTCCAGAAATCAAACAAGAAGAATTTCCTGAAATCAAAGAAGAAGAAGTTCCAGAAATCAAACAAGAAGAATTTACTGAAATCAAAGAAGAAGAAGTTCCAGAAATCAAACAAGAAGAATTTCCTGAAATCAAAGAAGAAGAAGTTCCAGAAATCAAAGAAGAACCTATCAAACCAAAAAAAGAAAGAAAGCATAATCGAAAACTTCGATACAGAGAAAATATAATTTCAGTAAAAGAAGAATCATTAAATTCTGTTGGAGAACAAATCGAAGAAATAATAGTGAATGTTCTCAAAGAAGACGTTTCAATAACCCATGTTGGAGAACAAATAGAAGAAATCATCACATATCCTACAGAAGAAATATCCACCAATATAATAGACGAAATATCCACGGATGTTCTCAACGAAGATGTTTCAAAATCCCCTGTTGGAGAACAAATAGAAGAAATAGTGAATGTTCTCAAAGATGAAATATGCACGAATACCACAGATGAAATATCCACCAATATAACAGAAGAAATATCCACGAATATAACAGAACAAATCATCACATATCCTACAGACGAAATATCCACGAATGTTCTCAAAGAAGACGTTTCAATAACCCATGTTGGAGAACAAATAGAAGAAATTGTAATTTTGTCGATAGACGAAAACGAGCTCAATAAAAAAATTATTACATACGAAGAAATGCGTAAAATGGATATATCGAATTTGCGAACCCGTGTCAGACAATCCATGCATTATATTTCAGAAGACAGACAGAAACGGATTGCTCTTCATCGACAGAACACCGACTTTTTATACGAAGGAATCGAAAAATTAAAAGAAGGCATTGAAGAATACCGACGCGATTTTTTAAGATTTAAAACAAGATTAGAAGAGCAAACCAAACGCGTCGATGAAATGATGGAAAAATATGTATACAAAACTCGAAAATAAAATAAATAATGTATTTATGTGCATACCTATTCGTAAATATGTATGTACTGATGTTTATCACTCAGTCGCGCTTATAAATCGCCAATGTTCTCGCACTCGCATCTGTAGCACCTTGTACAAATTTCGGCATCCACATATACGGAATCACCGTCGCTTGTCTCGGATACGACGCCTCGAATATCTCGCGGTAATACACTTGTTCCCACGTTTGCGGCGGATTGTGTGCATATTTGGCCCGATAGTCTTCCAATGTTTCCGTCGTATTGCGATACAATCCCGCTACATATTCCTGTATGATTTCAAACAGGGAACGTGTGGTTTGACTGACTCCGTCACTGAAAGCCTCCTTCTTTCGCCACAGTACTTCCTCGGGCAACCATCCCTTCGCATGGAAAGCCGACCGCAGCAGATATTTTTCGCACGCTTTATTCCCATGGTTGCGGACATCCATGGGTATGGACAAATACGTCTGCACGAAGCCGCGGTCTAGAAAGGGGGTCCTGGGTTCCAGTCCATGACTGGAAATCGATTTGTCGGAACGCAATACATCAAACATGTGAATGTCTTTGAGCAATCGACGGCATTCGAGGTCGAATTCCACCGAATTTGGCGCGCACTGGAAATATAAGTATCCGCCTGCCAGTTCGTCCGACCCGTCGCCGTTGAAAATGACCTTGGCTTCGCTATGTTCTCTGATATATTTGCCCAACAGGTAATTGCCGATGCTGGCGCGGACAGTGGTCGTGTCGTAACTCTCGATTGCGCGAATGACTTCGGGAATCGCCTCCAAGAAATCGGTTTCCTTAAGAATGATTTCGGTGTGTTTGGTTTGCAGAAAATCGGAGACTTTGCGTGCATATTTCAGGTCCACTGAGCCTTCGAGACCGATGCTATATGTTTCGAGTGGCGTATGAATACCATGTTCTCGGCGATACTGTGAGACGATTGCAGTAATGAGACTGCTGTCGAGCCCGCCGGATAAAAGACAGGCGACGGGGCGTTCGGTATTATCGCAGCGTTTATATACGGCGCTTTTGAGCGACGAGTAAATCGTATCGAGGATTTGTTTTTCTTTTTCTTCTCCTTTTTCTTCTCCTTTTTCTTGTCCTTGTCCCTGTGAATTGTAATCAAAATGGACGATGGATGGAATATGAAATCGCACATTTCGATTGAAACCCCATTTTTCTCCTACATGAAATCTGAGATAATACTCGGAATATGTGCCGGGAGTGAATGTGCGGATAATGGTATTATCGGTTGCTATAATGTCAGAGAGGCTTTTGAGTTCACTGGCAAATCCATACATAGACGTTCCCGCATTCATCATTGTATCGTATTTCTTTTCGAAAAAATAGAGGGGACGCACGCCAAATGGGTCTCTCGCCGCATACATTTTCGCAGAATCCGAGTAGATGTCGTAATCGATGAGTAGAAAGGCAAAGACTCCGTCCAATAATTGGAGGGTTTGTTCAATACCGAACTTTTTGTACAAATGCAGAATGATTTCACAATCACTCTGCGTTTTTGGTTGAAACGAATCTCCGAGAATCGTGTATAACTGTTTGTAGTTGTAAATTTCGCCGTTGCAAATCAGCGTCAAATTATCCTGTTGGATAGGTTGGTTGGATACGGAAGAGAGGCCATTGATGGCGAGTCGATGGAAGCCGATGTAGGACTGGGTGCCGATGGTTTGGAATACGCTGTTTTCTGGGCCTCTTCCGATGCCTTTCATAAATGCGGATTTATAGACCGTTTCTGACAATCGAGTGTCTGGATTAAAAATTCCGAATATTCCGCACATCTTCTATGGTCATTATGTTCAAGTTTTTATATTCTATTTTGATTATGGTATTTGAATGAAAAAAGTGTTTTTCTGTTTTTCTGTTTTTCTGTTTTCATAAATTCCATTTTTCTGTTTTTATATTTTCATAAATTCTGTTTTCATAAATTCTATTTTCATAAATTCTATTTTCATAAATTCTGTTTTCATAAATTCTGTTTTTCTATTTTTATAAATTTCATAAATTCTCTTTTTATAAATTCTCTTTTTCTCTTTTTATAAATTTCATAAATTCTGTTTTTCTTTTTTTGTGTTTTTATAAATTCTATTTTTCTATTTTCATAAATTCTATTTTTCTATTTTCATAAATTCTGTTTTTATAAATTCTATTTTTATAAATTCTCTTTTTATAAATTTCATAATTTCATAATTTCCAAAAATGTATTTTAATTCTCTTCCTTTTCTTTATCCTCTACCATATTGATGTAATACATCACTTCGGTAATCTTTTGCTTATCTAAGAACATGTGCACAACCGGCTTGCGCATAATGTGACGATACACTAAGAATTCTTCATGATGCATTCTGTAAATCATCGGAAACAATCGTTTCGAGATGCGCGCACCACTTTTCTTGATGTAGTAAGACACATACGCAGAATGCAACTGTTGGACAAACTCATCGTATTGCTCTTCAAACATCGCAAATGTATCTTTATATTGCGGAAAATGCGTAAGGAATTCATTCAGTGCATATTGCGATTGACGACGCAGTTCCAAATACTTGTACTGCATATTCGGATGATTGCCTCGGATGTGCTTCAATTCAACGTAATTATGATTACGCATAATGGTGCGCTCACCACTATTCAAGTGATGTATCATAATTCCAACAGATGTGTTTTTCCGATTTGATTTGTCTGGTGCACAGTATTTATCCCACAATTCTTGGTACGATTTTTCCGAATAGGAGCGCGGGAATTGCACAGTACTTGTGTTGAACACCGACCAATTCTCGTATTCGAGAGGCGAAATCCACTTCGCCGTCTGGTTGACACTGTCCAAATGAAACACATTGACGAGGTAGACCGCAACCGAAGTCAGATTGAGTACGATATGATTCGACGGATGCTGAACGACGAAACTGTAGCAGTGGTCTTTTGCCAATTTATCCAACAGGGGAATCTCTTGAAGATTATATTTGGTTGGGTCGTCTTGGGTCATGGCTTCGATGAATATGTCACGAAACGTGACAGGAGCACGGTCGTCTTCGAAATAATTGGTGCGGAAAAACCAGTAATTGCCGCCAATGGCCGTTTTTGTCGCAATTTCCCATGTTTGTTTTTCTGGGTCGAAGAAGAGGTTTATCATCGTGCCTTCAATGGCCTCGTTTGCGTATATCTGCGAGACATCCGTGTACTTTTCTTCGAAATCATGGAGATTTGTCGCATCTGGCGGGGCCACACATAAGAGTTGATTGTTTTTGCCTCCGAAAATCACTGAGCGATACGTGGCATAGTCTTTTGTTGTATCTTCTACTTTTTTTGTCAGAAGAGTGTAGTCGTCGACCGTCTTGATTCCAACAGTGGATTCATTGATATTCATGGAGAAAGAGAACATTTTGTTGTTTGTTGCTTGTTGTTTATTGTTTATTGTATACGAATAGATGTGTGACTTCAACAATGGGGAAAAAAGAAAATCAATTTTTCGTAATACCCAAAAAATCGATTCACTTTTTATAAGGATATAATATATACATCTTTATAAACCACGAATATTACCACGAATCCAACACAATGCCCGCCTACAAAAACATTCCAAAATACGCCGCTCTCACCATTTATGTGCCGAACACCGACATGGACAATATCAACATCCAAACGAACTACAAGAAATCGTATTCGGAACCGTGTTACGTCGACTTTTACACGATGGCTCCCTACCTCGAACACATGTACGGATACAAACTCGATTTGGAGCAATATTTATGCATTCACTTGCGCATTCGCCAGTTGAGAACCGACGTCGAGGAATACTTGATACAACCGATGTGTCGCGACAAAACATTCGTGTTGGACCTTCTCAAAAAAAACGAAGCGACGAGTGTGCATAAAAAGCCGCATGGATTGCTTACAAAATTATTCCACTGTGAGAGATACTACAATAAAAAGGCGATGGTGAAAACATACATGTTCCGCCCATACAATGAGAAAAAAGACAGGACAGACCACGAATTGTACCAGGAAATGATTCTTGCGAATTTTATCGACGAAATTGTGTTTCAGAAATATGCGAAACAGATTGGCGCCAAACTGTCCTTTCTTGTGCCGGATATTTACTCGTACGGCAAAATCCATTATTGCGTGGACGAGAACGGCGAGAACGTCTGGTGTTGTTACATTATTATGGAATATATGGACGGGCTACTTCTGAAAGACGCCGTATTTTCTCGCGATACGATTCGAGACGTCTACGAATACAAAGAGGAAATCGAAGAAATCGACTCTTTCATGAAAAGGCATATGCTGCATCATAACGATTTGCATTCCGAGAACATTATGTTGATGACTCAGCCGAACGGGACCCATAAAGTGGCCGTGTTGGATTTTGGCGAAGCCGCACTTGGACCACGCAAACCAATCTCGCGAAACCCAATCTCGCGCAAACCAGTGTCGCAATCATATATTGCAAGTTATTGACGAAGAAAAAGAAAAGAATATAAACATCTGGATGACATATAAAATATTGATGTTTTCGTTTAAGCGCGATATAAACAAACCCATTTACATAAGTGCAAATGTCATCGGCGGCTTAGGAAACCAATTATTTCAAATTTTCACGACGATTGCCTATGGCATCGAACATAATCGCAAAATCATTTTCCCATATAACAAATACGGGACTGAAGGCTGTACCAATCGCCCTACCTATTGGTCTCCGGATTCTTTTTTATGCAACCTCTTTCTATTTACAACCGAGTTTGCGCCGAATCAATATACAAACGAGATGTTGCGGTCCTTCCCCGTCTATACTGACGAAAAATTCGAATACAAAAAAATCCCCCATTTCGGCGAGGAGCACGTTTATTTAAGCGGCTATTTTCAGAGCTACAAATATTTCCACGAAAAATTGCCAAACATACTCGGTCTCATGCGGTTTTCGCAAATTCGCGACAAAGTTCTCGCCGAATTCCCCTCTTATATATCCAACACAGGTTCTTCTGAAAATATCCACATTTGCATGCATTTCAGATACGGCGACTACAAGAATTTGCCGAACCATCACCCGATACTGCCTTATGAATATTACGAGACCGCATTAGACGACGCAATTGACACATGGAATACAAACAACGAGACAAAACGCAAAAAGAAACGGCTTCTTTACTTCTGCGAATACGAAGACATCGCAATCATTGAAAATCATATTCGTAGATTGAAATCGCGATTCGAAAACGAGAACATCGAATATATTCGTGTAGGAGAAGAGGTAGAAGATTGGAAGCAAATGGTATTGATGACTGCATGTGATGCGCATATTATTGCGAATAGTACGTTTAGTTGGTGGGGCGCATATTTATCCGATAAAAGCAAACCGTCTATCGTGTATTATCCGAGCAAATGGTTTGGACGCGCATATAACGAGCATGATACGAAAGACCTCTTTCCGCCAGAATGGTTTCGGATTGATATTCATTATATATGATGGTGTACAATGGTTCGGTTACAATCGAAACATGATGTGTCGTGTAAAAAATTGAAGGTATATTACGAAAACATTTAAAGATTACACATCAGAACAAATACAGTAGAAATAAAATAGAAAGAACAAGAATGTCATCTGCATCGAACACAGTATGCCCGGCCACTTTGAATTACGAGTATTTAATGGGGTTGCCTATCCTACAGGAATTAACGAATAAAAACAAGAAAATGCAGAAGAAAAACAAGAAATTGGCGAAGATTATATTTACCCTGTTGGATGTATTGGTTGTTTCTAACGAAAAGCGTCGAAATATTATAAATAAAGTTTCTGAATTGACGGATGATATTGATGTAGAATCGATGATTCAAATCCCGGATAAAGATAGAGTTCAGCCGAAAATCAAAAATGAAAAAACAGTGAATACAAAGAATACACAACCGAACATTGTATACATACTTGAAGAAACTGATACAGAAATCGTAATCAAAGAGGAGGTGAAGGTCGTTGCTCCATTATCACCTGTTGAAGAAGTGGTTGAAGTGGTAGAGGAAGAAGTTGAGGAAGTTGAGGAAGTCGAAGAAGTCGAAGAAGTCGAAGAAGTTGAGGAAGTCGAAGAAGTCGAAGAAGTTGAGGAAGTCGAAGAAGTCGAAGAAGTTGAGGAAGTCGAAGAAGTCGAAGAAGTTGAGGAAGTTGAGGAAGTTGAGGAAGTTGAGGAAGTTGAGGAAGTTGAGGAAGTTGAGGAAGTTGAGGAAGTTGAGGAAGTGGAAGAAGTTGAGGAAGTTGAGGAAGGTGAGGAAGTTGAGGAAGTTGAGGAAGTTGAGGAAGTTGAGGAAGTCGAAGAAGTCGAAGAAGTCGAAGAAGTTGAGGAAGTTGAGGAAGTTGAGGAAGTTGAGGAAGTTGAGGAAGTTGAGGAAGTTGAAGAAGTTGAAGAAGTCGAGGAAGAAGTCGAGGAAGAAGTCGAGGAAGAAGTCGAGGAAGAAGTCGAAGAAGAAGTCGAAGAAGTCGAAGAAGTCGAAGAAGAAGAGGAAGAAGTAGTCGAAATCACAATCAAAGGTAAAACATACTACACCACTGATGCAAAGAATGGAATCATCTACGATGTAGACGATAATGGAGAAATCAGTATCGAGGTTGGAAATTTCGTGAATGGAAAAGCAGTGATGAATAAGAAAAAGTAAAAAGATGAATAAGAAAAAGTAAAAAGATAAAAATAATAATGTATAAAAATACATCATTATATTCTGTTGTTTTTTATTTCAATGCTTGTTATGTTTAATGGTATATTTTAAAAAATTAGATTTTAATTTTCGTGTATGTTTATATTGTTTACGATTTTGTCCTCCACCTTGAGGTAAAATTCCTTCTTGTTTATTTCCAACAGGTGCTTCTTGTTTATTTCCTTCTTGTTGTTTATTACCAACAGGTGCTTCCTGTTTGATTTCCGTCTTCTCATTGGTTGCATAGCTGGTTTTTTGAGTCTGCAATTCAAATATCATACGTTTCGTCGGCAATTCCCATGTATTCATAGACGGTTTCAGCAGTTTATCGAGTGAATCTGCCAATTTCTCGCCTTTGTATACACACTTGATAGATCCCACATTGCTGTCGTTTATCTCGCCATCGATTAAATCAATCCGAACCATAATTTCGCGAGCCGGGTTCTGAGACACCGAATAAGAGACCCCTGTATGAAAACGTTCCAAATAATTATCCAATTCAGCCACGATGATTTTATTCAATAGACTGTCCGGATTCATCATGTACGTGAAATCGTCACCGATTTTATCGATGAATTCTTGAATTGTTTTTTGCAGAAAGAGATTCGACGATTCTTTGGACCCTTTTGAAAATTTTTTGAGCAAATTGACAAACTCGCCGTATTTTTTATACTTGTCTTTCAACGTAGTCGAAATTTTAGGGTCGTCCAAGAATTCGAAATTGATTTCGCCATTTTCTTTGAAATATTGCGAAATGAGATATTGATTGGTTTTGATGAGTTCGGCATCGGTGGTCATCTTTTTGAGTTTATCAAATATATCGGTTTCGAATTTTTGGATTTTAATGATGGTCGGATATTTCAAAACAATGTCGATTTGAGTTTTGATTGCTTCTAATTTTGAAAAGACGTCACTGAAATCAATGTTTTCAGGCGTGGTACTTAAAATACTATACGTATTCTCCTGAATGAAAAGTAATGCATCTTTTATAATTTTCAGATTTTCAAGTGCGCTACGTGATTCGGAAGAAATCGTACGGCTTCGACCACGATTTACAACCATTTCTTGGTACAAATATTCATACATAATTCTAAAAATGAAAAAATCTAAGACGGAAAAATCCTTTATAGCAGTGTGCCAGGTACTTAATTTATTTTGAATACGAGTAATAACATTGTCAACCGGATTCATTTTGATATATTCATCGAACCACTCGGATGCATTTTTTGTTTGCCAAACCGACCAATCATAGCCATTGTTGGATTTTTTTATTTTTTCAAAAAAATCATAATCAGGCTTTATAAAGATTTTATAGTGTGTAAAATCATATTCGGAATTTTGACTATTATTTTTGAAATTCTTTATTAGATAATTTATTTTTGGAATGAGAATATAATCTTTGATATGGTCGATGGTTTTGTTATTATTATTATTGAATATTTCCAACATTTTATCTTTTTGTTTATTGAACGAAATAAAATCCGTATTCAGTTTACTTTCAGAGGTTTCGTCGTATTTTTTATTCAATAAATGGATACACAATTCAATATCAATGTCGGAATAAGAGGAGGGTGATTTAATGTCATTCTCTGCATTCAATCTATCTTTGTTTTCTTCTTTCAAAAAATATTTGTTTATAAATGCTTGTATTTTGTTGGAAGATTCTTCTTCCAATCCTTCTCGTTGCAATTTATTCCATACTTCCAATTCATTGTACAAGTTCAAGATTTGCCGATACTGTGTATGATTGTATATGTCGCTGAGCCATATGACATCCGTCACCGTATAGATTTTACCGTCGATTTTCAAATACGAATATTGGGGATATTTAAACGCATATGTTTCATCGGACCATTTTGAAAATTCGCTGAACAATTGCGAAAAAATGGGAATGGTGGAAAAATTCGGAAAGGAGAAAGAAAGGGGTCCGTGGTTAATTTTGGTTTCCCATGACGACGAATATGCATTGGGTGCAGGATATTTGGTAGGAAACAAACAGGTCAACATGGTTCGAATATTGTAATCCACGATTTCATTCTGTTTGCGTATAATGGCAACTTCGTTATTCTTGTTGAAGGAAATGCCTCCTGTTTGTTCTTCATCATCATCATCATCATCATCATCATATGCATCTTCATCTTCATTTACATCACTATATCCTCCTATTAGTTGTTCTTCTAGTTGTTGTTCAAAATCATCTGTGACGCGTTTCAAATCGTTTACTTGTGATTCTGATAATTGTATTGTATTCGTCTGTTTATCTGTCTCTAACCGCGATTTTTCAATAAAAACCCGATATATCTCATACAACTCATTCTTTTTTTGTGTCAAAATGAGTTTTGTAAATTCAATTTTTTTATTCAATGCGTCGATTTCTTTGTTCAACTTTTCAATGACAGAATTGTACGGCGCCGGTTTATTTTCTTCTTCTTTTTTATTGTTTTCCAACCCGGATATATTTTTTTGTATGTTTTGAATATCAGTTGTAATCGTTATAATTTTTGACTTTTTTTCTTTTATTTCATCCAACAGTGATATTTGGTCTGCATCCGGAAATACACCAAACTCTTTTAAAAATTGCTGCAATTTCAGAAAAGAATCATCGAACCGTTTTTGTTTGTCGGCGTCTTGTTTTTGTTTGTCGGCTTCTTCTTTCTTTTGTTCCATTTCTTTTGTTTTTTGTTCATTGTCTTGCTTCTTTTTTTCAATTTTTTCGATTTTATTTTTCAGTACATTTTGTTTTCGCGCACTTTCATTCTGTATGATTTGCCCCGTTTGCTTGCCGTGTTTCGACATAATTTCATTGAAAACTTCGCGATTGAAAAAGAACTCCATTTTGCGTGAAAGGGGCGCCGAGTTTAAATATGCCCTCGGGTATTTATATTTATCCGAAAAAAGCGGAACATCTTCTGTAAGATTTATGGTGGATTCAATATTCAAGTTTTGGTTTACAAACATGGCCCGAGAAAATGGTATGGCATCTTTCTTATTCAAAATATTCGTGTCCAATAAAATACGAATGGGCTCGGGTTTAAAATCGAATATTCTTCCAGTCGACAACATATATATCTGCAAGACAAAAAAAGGCGCGTTTTATCTCATATTTCGTTGTGTTCAGGTTTCGTCTTCTGTGGTTCGTTCTTCGTGCTCCGGTGTTTTATCATCGGTAAAATGGTTTCCTTCATTTCCTACACCATGTATTTTTTCAATTTTATTCGCAATGTTTTTGATGTTTTCAATGTCTTGGTCCGTAAGTAGAGTTGTATCATTCTTATTTTTCTCGATGTGATATTGTACGAAACTTTCGGGAAGAATACAGTATGGACAGTCTTCATTGAAGAGAACATCTATCAATAAAATAAACATGCAGACGATGAAAAATGCAATATAAATATCGCGAGTACCCATCCATGCAATTGCAAAGACAAGCAAATCTCTGCTAAACGTATATTTCAAATAGGCTTCAATGGATTTGCTTAATTTAATCGTTACAAATTTGGATGCAATGTTCAAAATAATAATCATGAGTCCAGCGAAAATTTTACTATTGTTCAAATGATAGACATTAAAATGCAATAACTGTTGGATGTATGAAAACCATGACAGGTAAGACGACGATTTTTTGGGCAGTTTAGGTTGTTTCGGGTCTTTGTTTTTAGAAGAATTTGGTTTTGATGGAGGCAACATATTACAATAGATAAATATTTTATCCCTTTATAATAATATGTTTGCTCCTAATAAAACCAATAAAACCAATCTTGTACCCAAAAATACAGATATAACAAAAGGCGTTCCTACTAAAAAACCGGATGTCCCCAAAGCCAATCCTACCAAAAAGAACCTGACGCAAAAACTGAAATCGAAATCGAAATCGAAATCGAAGACAAGGTCGCATCGAACAAAAACCACCGAGTTTTTAAAATTGGTCTGTCCCAAGGCAAGCGAATGCATTGCGTTCGGCAAAGAAACGGCAAGAATACAATCCTTTTTCAACCATTACACGGATTTTAAATATGTCGAAAATAAAACCGCTTCTGCAAAGAGGATTGGCGCACCATCGAAAAATGGATTCATACATCAAATCGAATACAAACACAATGAATATATTGCATACACCATACTAAAATCCATCAATATCAAACAGCGCGGTTCATTCAGCGGCTCAAACAATCCCGACAATTTAATCTACGAATATTTGGTCGGCAGATTCATCAATAAAATGGCGCTCCGGTTCTCCTGTTTCGTGGAAACCTACGGCCTCTTCTTTTACAACAATGACGACGCATGGGACACAATCAAACACAGTACAACCGTATCTGCAGATACGCTTCGCGCATCATTGACATTATACCCTGTTGGAGACAAAATTAAATACGAATTAATTCAAAAATCGTGCACGGATTATAAACACGCGGCAATTCTCTTACAGGAAATTCATAATCCGCTTTCGATGAACAAAGCCGTTAAGAAAGAGGAGTTTCTTAGAAGCGAGATACTGCAGACCATGTACCAAATCTATTTTCCACTGGCGTGCATCTGTAATTATTTCACGCATTACGATTTGCATTCGGACAATGTATTGTTGTATCCATTGGGCGCCGACAAATACATTACATTTCATTATACGTTTCATAGTAAAATCGACGGTTCGACACGAACACTTGAATTCAATTCGCAGTATATTTCTAAAATCATCGATTATGGCCGTTCCTTTTTCGTAGATAAAGGGACCACGAAAGATAAAGACGTCAATTCAGTGATTGTGCAGAAAACGCTGTGTACTATACCCGAATGCGGTGAAAATTCGTACAAATGCGGTATTAAAAAAGGGTACGCTTGGCTGAACCCATCGACTCAAACGTATTCTTCCGATTATTTCATTACCTCTAACAAATCGAATATCAGTCACGATTTGAGGTTACTTCACGATGTTAGATATACCATCGAACCGAGTCGGCGAAGTAGTACCAAAAAATACGCGTACGAATTAGGGACGTTCATGGACGATTTGGATAATATTGAATACGGTGTTGGAATTAAATCTGCGTCCAAAAAAGCATATGGAACGAAAGAAAATCGAGAACTTGGATTTGGAGAAGATGGAATACCATATACGATTAACAATGTGGTTGATGCTGAGCATTGGCTTTATACTCTCCTTCAAACAGAAAGCGTGAGAGAATCGCAAACGGCGTTTTATTCTACTAAAACAAAAATGGGCGACATTTATATCGACAGCAAATTACCAGCTAGGTTCGAAATGTAAATACAATAATATGTACGGGCGTATGTACATATTATTTTTTATTACAGGATTTTACAAGTTTTTTAGATGTTTCTATTTTCTGTTTTTCATATTTTTCTGTTTTCTGTTTTTCATATTTTCTGATTTCTGAATTTATTACCACAGGATTTTATGCAACCACAAAATTTATGCAACAACAGGCGCCGCCTTTAAAAAGTGGTTCTTCATGTATCTCTGAAGGTTGAAATAGGTGAGTTCATCCTCCTTGCTGAGCTTCAGGAGCTTGGCAAGCTTGGCATCAGGGTTAATCTTGCGACCATTTCCGGCATCCTGGAGCTTGTGCTCGCGAATGTACTTGTTAATCTCCTTGCTCACATCAGTGCGGGCAAGCTGAGACCCCTTATCCTTTCCAAGGAAGACGGCAAGCTCATCGCTGATAGGAGTAGGCTTGACGAACCCGGAAGGCTTTCTGTTTCCAGAAGAACGTCTCTTCTTAGAAGAAGCCTTCTGGGCATTCTTGAGCTCGCGGTTGACGCTCTTCTCAAGGACCTTGTACTCGGTCTTAAGAAGAGAAATCACGCTAGAAAGCTGCTGAATCTTGGTAGAGAAATCAGCGAGCTTGGCACTGAGGACAGAAGAGGCATCGGTCTCTTCGACACGAACAGCATCGACCTCGGCAACAGAAGTAGGAGCAACCTCCTTCTTCGATTCCTTCTTTGATGATTCCTTCTTGTCCTTCTTAACAGGGGCAGCAGCAGCAGCAACAGGGGCAGCAGTAGTAGTCTTTGTACTTCTAACCATTCTGGGTTATATACTACCATATAGAGTCTTTTCTAAGTATTTTAACGCATAAATATATGTTTATTCTAAATATTATAAGACGGTGAATGGTCTAAGACATATGTTCTCAATTTTTCCTAAAGAATCCATCCAAAAAATTGAAAAATATAAACGACAAAAAATATAGTCTATATTTACTACAATACCAACCACCACAACCATTCGATTCATTATTATGACAATCAGCCTTTTTAAAATCATACAAAATTATAGCGAATTATTATTCAATATCATTTATTATATCGCTCTGAATGATAGTAGCGATATGGAAAAAGCCAATCGCAATTATTATACGGAGAACCACGACCCAGAATTAGGGTATGAATGGGGTCAATGGGTCGTGTTGGATAAATAATAAAAAAATAAAAACAAATCCTGCACAAATCCTACAGTGATGATTGAATGGATATTTGATTTGCATATCAAATATCTATTGTCCGGTTTACCATTTCGTTTTTTTCACGTTAATTTGCGGGCCGCTCCGTTTTTTGCCTTTGCTCGGGTCATAGGCCTCTTCATCGTCACTGTCCATTCCTTTCGAAATATCCCAAAACTCTTGCGAGCCCAGTTTAAAAGGCGGTCGGTTCTCGGCTTTATACCAAAAAATCTGGTCGTTCAATTTGTTCGATTTGGCGTTGTTATTAATGACCAAACACTCATAGTTCTCCGTCGTCTGGTCCATCACCGAGTTGAAAGATTCCAGTGTAGGAAACATCGAAGCATAATTCTCCCAAATACGTTTTCTGTTGGTCAAATACGGCTCTCGCAAAATAAAGACATAATCAATATTGGTTCTCAAATTTGGCGGTATACCTAAAGGATACTGCATGGTGATAATGAGCATGACTTTCCAGTGACGGCCGTTCATGAAGAGGAGGCGCATCAATTTGTCCTTCGCCCACGTATTATCATACAGACAATCATCTAAAATCACAAAAGCGCGCGGGTCCAGTGAACATTTCTTGTACATTTCAATTTCATTCTTTACTTGTTTCAACATGACCTTCTGTCTTCTCAAAATGTTCTCAATGAGAACCGAGTTATATTCTTCGTGTATGAAAAGTTTAGGAACATGTGCTGCATAAAACCCGTTTCCGGCCTCTGTTCCCGAAATCACAGTTCCAATGGGAATGTCGCGATGATGATAAAGCAAATCGCGCACTAAAAAGGATTTACCAGTATCTCTGCGCCCAATCATGACAATGACAGGCCCCTTGTTTTCATCGGGTTTAAAGGTAATCCATCGCATATCGAACTTCTTCAATTCCAATGAAGACATGTACTGAAGTATGTAATGACAAAATATTTTTACCAATAACGAATTATGTGTTTGTTGGTTCAAAGTTCTCGATTATTATGTTTGAAAGAAGTATACGATTTCTGAATGTCATCCTTTGAATTCAATTATTATAAACATCATTCGATTGAACTCCCGAAAAAACCTTTAGAAACAGTCGATGCACCTGTCGATGCACCTGTCGATGCATCTGTCGCAGCACCAGTCAATTATTTCCCTTTTTCGATCCAACATATGCAATCGTATTATCCCGTGTATGACCTGTTTTTTACGATGAACGAAAAGAATTTCGATACGATTTCGCTGAATCATAAATACCACATTACCAAGATTCACGAGAACTTGGAGGACGGAACGGTGTATGACCGCGAAAAGAAGGAACTGTGCACCAAACCGGTGTTTGTCAAATTCGCGCCCCTGTTGGACCCGCTTCGTTTTCTTACAGGGAAATATAACGCATCGACGGACGAGCTGTGTCAATTTTCGAAATTGAATGTGCCTGGGTTCTCGAAATTGCAGTCGGTTCACAACGCATCGTATGTGGACAATTTTTTCTGCTATTTGTCTTCGCAGATGTTGAACAAACACGGGTTTGCGAATGCCGTCGATTATTACGGGTCGTTTTTAGGAGTGCAAGCGGCTTTCAAATACAATGTGGAGTACGACATGGAGTATCTGATGCAATACGAGTATTTTTCCAACAATCGGGGCATTATTTATGAGTTGGATGAACATGCCGAGCAAATCGCAGTCTCGAGACAGATGGGTTCTCAATCGAATAAAAAACGGATTGAAATCTTTGGAAACATTGGTGGCAAGGAGGACAAAGAACTCCTGTTGGATATTGAAGTGTTGGATATTGAAGAAATGGATAGAGAGAATCATGGATATGAACCGAATGATAATAAACTAGACAATGATAAACTAGAAGATGATAAATCGTCTGTTATAAATAGTGAGTGCAAATGCGAATATGAATGTGAGAACTCTTTGGAAAAAAATGGCGAGAAAGATAATGATAGTGGCGACGATGATGACAGTGAAGTGAATTATACATCCGGCGAAGAAGAACAACAGAATTCAGACGACGACGATGAGAACGATTCCTCTGATAATTCAAGCGAAGAAGACGACGAGGAGGATGAAGAGGTGGAGGAGGAAGACGATGATGATGAAGATGTGCCATTTTACGCCTATTTGAAAAATTACCCAGTACAAATGATATTCATGGAAAAATGCGACGGAACTCTCGACGAATTATTCGAAAAAGAATGGATAGACGAAGAAAACGGAAATGCGGCACTCATGCAAATCATTATGATTCTACTTGTTTTCCAAAAATCGTTTCATATGACACACAACGATTTGCACACAAACAACATTGTATGGAGTCATACGACCGAAGAATTTCTATATTACAGATACAACGGCAAGACATACAAGGTCCCGACTTACGGCAAAATCTTCAAACTCATCGATTTCGGTCGAGCCATCTACAAATTTCGCGGGAAAACATTTTGCAGCGACAGTTTTGCATTTGACGGCGACGCGGCCACTCAGTACAATTTCGAGCCGTATTACAATGCCAACAAACCCCTGTTGGAGCCCAATTATTCATTCGACCTCTGTCGACTAGGATGTTCTATATTCGATTTCCTGTTTGAAGAACCGAAACAAAATATTCGAAAATTGGATAGTTTCCAACAGACGATATATAGATGGGTTCTCGATGACAAGAATCATAATATTCTCTACAAACAAACCGGCGAAGAAAGATATGAAGGGTTCAAAATGTATAAGATGATTGCGCGAACGGTTCATGCACACACACCGGAAGCGCAACTTGAATTTGAGAATTTCAAACAGTTTGAATGGACGAATGAACCCAAGAAGAATGAACCGAAGAAGAATGAACCGAAGAAGAATCAAAAGAATGAAAAGAATGAAAAGAATGAAAAGAATCAAAAGAAAAATCAGAAGAAGAATGAGAACCTATGCGTTTTTGATATAGACATTTTACCGGATTATACTCGTATTTTACCGGTTCCTCTGTAATTCTACTATAAATTTCGTCATATAGATACATGATGAAATCTGATTGATTTTAGCATACAATCGATATTCAAAGCCCCCTGCTCCCTTTCTGCCGTTTCAAAACTATATCATTCTTTCTTTTTGTATGTTCATCCTGATGTGTAGTCATCGGAAAAACGATATAATTTGAATATCTACAACATAATTTGTAAATATGTAAACATCTCCTATACATTCATTATTGTAGTATTATACTTTTTATTATATAAATAAAATATGCTATATCATATAGAAAATACCATGATTACACGCATATTCACAAACCTCTGTATGATGACCGCTCTCGTTGTTTCGTCTAAATTCTTGGAACGTTTCGAGAACTGGGTTGAAAAATTCAAAATCCGTTTCGAATCCGAACGAAACATGTATGATGTTCTCGAAAAATGGATTACAAACGACCGATTCATCGACGCAATCAACGGTCGCAATCTGACCTATACACTTGGCCATAATCAATTTTCGGGAATGGATGAATACGATTTCCAAAAGTATATCATGAATAATGCAGTGCAGTTCAATCACCCACCTGATGCGTTGGTGAAGAATTACCTCTCTGGTTCGGGCTTTTTACGACGTGGGTCCGCTATTCCTACAGAGGTTGATTGGGTGAAAAAAGGCGCTGTAACACCGGTGAAAGACCAGGGGCAATGTGGCAGCTGTTGGAGTTTTTCTACCACGGGCGCATTAGAAGGCGCATATGCCATAAAATATGGCAAAACCGGCGAAAACATCGTTTCGTTTTCGGAGCAACAATTGGTCGATTGCGACAATTTCAAGAATGGGGGTAAAGACCACGGATGCAATGGCGGGCTGATGGACAATGCATTCGCGTGGATTAACAAGAATGGCGGACTGTGCACGGAAGCGGACTATCCTTATATTTCGCAAGACGGCGAGACAGAATCGTGTAAAAAGACGTGTGTGAATGTGGCGGGGTCGATTGTGCAAACGTATGTCGATGTTCTGCCGTCGAATGACCAGGCGATGATGGAATCGCTTTCCACACAACCAGTGGCTGTTGCGATTGAAGCGGACCAACGCGAATTCCAGTTGTACAAGAGCGGTGTGTTCACCGGCACCTGTGGGAAAAATCTGGACCATGGCGTATTATTGGTGGGATATGGCACGGAGCCGAATACGGGACTCGATTATTACAAGGTGAAGAATTCGTGGGGGACATCCTGGGGGCAAGGGGGGTATATTTTGCTGGGTCGCGGACTACAACCGGATGGGACGTCCTATAATGAAGGCGCCGGCCAATGTGGCGTTTTATTAGAAGGCAGTTTCCCGACGTTATTGTGATTATTCCTTTCTATGAATAAGGGAAAAAGAAACAAAATATAAGAAACAAAATATAAGAAAAGTACAAAAAATTGATGCGTAATAACATATAAAATATGAATACACACCAACAACAACCAACAACCAACAACCAACAACCAACATCCAACATCCAACAATAACAATGATTTCTAACAACAACAGCGTTCCAACTTACTACGTACTTTACACCATCGAATACAACAATAAAAATAAAACAGATTGTCGCATGATTACCCTGTATGATCCAGAAGAAGAGGTGTTTTATTATTACGGTACACGTAGTCGCACAGTGGGTCGAATTACTCAACCCAAGACTGGTTCGAAATATGCGTTTAATTTTGAAGAGCAAGTCATTGAACAGTTCGACGTCGAACAAGAACGAGATGATAAATACGTACAATTCTCAGGAGTCTACCCGGAAAACAAACTGGATTCATATATGGAATTTTATAAACTGCTGAACGGTAAATTCGAAGAAAAAATGACGGTGGAAATGCATCAAATTGAATTACACGAACATGAATACGAAAATGTCTTTAATTTTGCGTATATGTTTGCGAAATTGACACGCAAGACGGAGTTGTATGCATATGACAATTCTACGGAAACCGCAGGGTCGATAATGGAAAAGCTGGATTCGTTGACCTCGATTGTTTGAATTACAAAATAAAAATAAATAAAATATAAAAAAAACAAAAATAAAATATTATATATTTTATTTTTTATATAAAGAATTCATGAATATGCGATTACCAAAATCGTCGTTTTATAAAAATAGTTTCAATCAATTCGCTCAATGGACACTCGTAATAATGCGCTAATGGAAATAGTAAAGTAAAAAAATCATCATTTTTTTCATATAGTTTTCCATCTTTTCCACACATAGAATCCTGTTGTCTCGCCGTCGAACAATAATTGTATTTAATAATTGTCTTGCGTTGTTTGCCATCTACTAAAGAAGAGTCATCTGATATTTCATATTTTGTAAACAAAGAACATGTACCGAATTCATTTCCATAAAAATCCTTTCTAAAAAATTTACAATCAACACACAATTTTGGCTTTGTTGAATTTGATAAAACTAATAAATGAAGATAATATAGAATTACGAATAAATACTTCATTTTAATTATAACATCAACTATATTTAAGTTATTTTACACCTTTTCGATTTACCTTTCACTTCTTAGTAAATGCATTTTATATTAATTAAATAACAATAAGAATAAGAATGATGGCCTTATATCAGCATTTCCATCGGATAATAAAAGATTTCATAATTCATTTCAGTCGGCACTTCATCGATACACTGTATAGAAACACCTAAAGATACAAGTGTTGGAATAATTCTCGAAAAAAATGCAGGTTGTTCAATCCGAAACACATATTCGTCATAATTCGCCCCATTTTGCCGTTTATCAATCAACGCTTCCCAATTCTTCCAATAAAAATAGGTCGTCTTATTTACATTCCGAATATTCATCGCATCTTCCAAAATGGGAAACCGAAGTTCTAGATACGAATGCGCCGACGTATTGATAAAGCCCATCTGTTTCATGTACAGTTCGATTCCACGATGAATCGGATTCGTTGTATTTGTCTCCGGTTTCAGAGAGGTCGATATTTTCGCAGTTTCGGCATTCAGCGACCACAACACCATTTTCAGTTCGTTCAATTGAGAACATACGTACAAAGCCGTGAAATCCTCCATCAATACATATCTCTTCTCTTTCGGTAATCTGGCATACAACCGGTTTTTGAGAAGAAGTTCGTTTCTGATTTCCCGGTATTTCGACGCATTCTTCCGATATTCACTGTAGGATAAGACTTCAAATTTCCCTGGAAACAAATGCCGAGTGTCCATCATTTTTTCCGCTTTGGATTTATTGTAAATCCAACAATCGGTCTGTTTGAAATCGTCGTCATTGAGAACAATGACAAAACGTATCATGGATATAGAAAACGAGTCAGAAGGGCGAACCGATTCATCCGTACCTCCAAAAAACGTTGAACATAAATAAGGCATCATGATAAAATTGATACAAATATATAATTACAAAATATAGATATATTCTTTACAATAATCTATATTCTTTAAAATAGAACCATGAATCCAGAAACGCAATCACAAAACAACCAAAACCAAACCAAAAACCACATATTACGTGAGATTTTCAGTATGAATTGTACGTCTACAAAGATTGAATGGGCCACTCATTTTCCAAGAGAGCTAATCGCACTTAAATTCATATCACAGAATGCACTGAAACCGCAGTCGTTTGAAGAAAGAATCACCGAGTTCAATAAAATAATGTACAATGCATTCATGACAGAAGCCAACAAAGAGTTCTTTCTCGAATACTACTGCAATATCATGCAAATTCGGAAAGGGTTCCGTTTACTCCTACAGGTGTTTCGATGGAAAATGGCGAAGGTCTACAATACGGAAGACCTGTTCATGAACCCTGTTAGAGAAGGGCAGAAAAATACGGTGACTATCCTACAGAATCGTCATAAATACGTGTTTACTGTGCGCGAATTGATGAATCATTTGAACTCGGCGTTGACACATTCGCCGAGTTTCTTTTCTGAACCGTTGGCATGCAAGAATCCGTATACGAATCAGCCGTTCACGAAATCGGCATTGTACGCGATTTATTTCGCCATTCGCGAAAGCACGTTTGTAATGCCGGCGGTCATTCATCAGTACTTTCTGTCGAGTTTTAATTTGCAGAGGTTTCTGAATGAGAACGAGATTGAAATTCGCGATGTCTATATCTCGAATTATGTGAAAAATTTATCGGAAGAGAATGTGCATTATACTGTGTCGCTGATGTTTAAAAAACACAATATTAATTTGAAAATCAATACTGAATTTCCGAAAAAAAGGTTGTTGCAAGTAATGACGCCGTATTTGCTGGAATATTACAAATCGGAGTACTCAATGAAACATTGGACCAAGGCGAAATCGTATGTGAAACTACATACGATGTTGCAGGATTTGATTATGGTGAATCCGACATTTGGACGCAAAAAAATAGAATATGAAACTGTTCCATTCTCAATGAAAAAAAAAGGCAAGATTATCTACGACGAAGTGACGCCGGAAATGAAAATACCTTCGACCTCAGAGTTCATGAAGAGCCATCTCGAATTGAAACCGGATATGACAAATCGCATTTTAAATGTATATGACCGAATGCATTATAATGGAAGACATTATAATGACAGACAATATAATAGCATTGTCAATGACATTGAAGAGGAAGACGATGACGACGTCGACGAGGAAGAGGAAGAAGAGCAAGAGGAAGAGGAAGAAGAGGAAATACAGAACAACATTGTCATTCCACCGCACGATATATTCGACGATGATTCTGAAAATTCTGACCACGATTCATAAGTTGTACGATTCATAAGTTGTACGATTCATATGTCTTTCTTCGCTGGTTGAAAATTGCGTCCTTCTTTCCCACAATATTCGTCGAACAAACGCGATTTGATACAATGTGGATGGTCGATGGTGTCGAATCCTTCTACTAACTGCGTTTTTTTATAAAATCGGCATTTGGGCAAATAGACGAAAGACCCCTCTTTTGCAGGAATATAAAATTTACAATCGCTGCATTTCGGGTAGTTGATTGTTTGGTTCGTAATGATTTGCATATCAACCGCTGTATGATAAAGAGTCGAAATTGAAGAAACGTGATTATTTCTGTTATTAAAATATTTCGGGAGAAATAATACCCACGATAATTTGAACCACATATGATTATTTATTAATATTATTATTAATATTAATATCTTTTTATTTTATTTATTCTTATTCTTATTCAATAATCTTCTCGAACTGCTTTTCCAACAGGGAATCGTGGAACACCGTATTCACTCAATTCCTGGTAAATGACCGTCAGCATTTTACCGACATAGTTCTCCGCAGTTAAAAATAGTTGCCGCCGGTGTTCCATTGTGCCTTTGGGCCTGACATTGAATTCATGCGTGTTCGGCGATTTACATCGGCATATCCAAATGACCGCGCCCTTGTCACGCCCGTCGCCTTCCGTGTATCCGACAATCTCGAATTCGTCCTCGACAAACTCCTTGTATTTCTGCAAATCGTGGCTTCTATAATTCTCGCAGTACTGACCCCCGCGGTTGCGCAGCATAATACCCTCGAACCCCTGTTGGACATATTTACTGAAAGATTCGCGGAATGTATCGACGGTTTCACATTCGACGGTTTCCACAAGTCGGAGTTGCGTATATTCTTGGCGAAAAATGTGTTCAAGTTCTCGAAATCTTGATTCAAATGTGTGATGATTCAACGATGGAGGCAAGATACAATCATACAGGTGATATTTGACTCTGGCAATACGTTCGGCATCGCTGCTATTCGCTGCGAACTTCTTTTTTTTAATGAGTCCAGCGAGTTCTTCGAATGGCATTTCAGTAGTATACAATTCGCCGTCGAGAACAATGCCAGGATACGATTCGAATAGTTGCGAAAGTTCTCCATATAAATGGTCCAAATTCTCGAAATACGAACCGGTGCGCGACTGCATCCATAGTTTGCCGTTCGCATATTGGCAGATGCAACGCAAGCCGTCTAATTTGGGCTGCACATAACATGGGAACACAATTTCATTTTTGGACGACTTTTTCTTACAGTGATTTGCAGTTGCATCCTGTTTCGGCTTGTATGTGTGCGCCAACATGGGATATATTTTGCGGATATTCGAATTGTATTCTGCGGTAGACGACGACGACGACGACGACGACGGCAATGCACTGTAACCTTCTTTATCCTGTTTGTCCTGCCATTTCCGTTTGGTTTCTGCGATTGCCTGGTCGATGGGCGTGGTCTCGTTCTTTTTCCCGATATTTTTTCCAACAGTGTATTCGCGAGTGGCCGTTTGCAACGACCCGTTCAATATACCGTGTTGGATTTCTGCGGTGGCGATGTTGTGAGCGTTTTCAAAGACGCGTGCTTTCCATACTTTGACTTTACCTGCCTTGTCTTTTGCAAAGAGGTCGGCGAATTCCATGATTGTGTATGAAGATGCGATATTTTTATATTATATATTATAATAAATATGAATATATTCATTTCATTCGGAGTGATTGTTACTACATTTTCATTTTCCACAATCACTTCTTTTCTTATTTGTTATATAAATAATTACCCATTCATAAACCCGGCGTTTAGTAATGAAGAAAGAATAACTAGAATGAATGATTACGTGAGGAATGTTCCTGTATTGTTATTTCAATCCACCGGTTTTATGTATATTTTTTCTGATAATATAATTCCATACGGAAAACATAGTTGGATAGAATCATTGTATTCAATGTGTGTATATTGTTTGCTTATCGAGGCAATCTATTATGTATATCATCGGATAATTCATAAATATTATTATAAGAAAGTTCATAAAAAACATCATACAAATACGATTGTTTATCCGTTTGATACTTTTTTTTTGACAGAATTCGATGACTTAGCATCCATTATTTCAATCGGTATGCCAATTGTTTTTATAAATATATCTATTTATGAACAAATAATAATTCTTTATATGTACATCACGTCGTCTTATTTATCACATTCAGATTTATATTGGTCGCACCATAGTATTCATCATAGGCTTTTGAATTATAATTATTGTATATTATTTCCTATTTTTGATATTATGTTTGGAACATATCGGACTTCTAATGTAAGTAGAAATATTCTAGAAAAGAAAGAGTGAGAAACAGAGAACAGAAACAGAGAACAGAAACAGAGAACATAAACAAAAAAGAAACAAAAAAGAAAAAATAATAAACTGATTATTATTTTTACTCACATCAATATGATGAATATCAATATATATTGTATATTTTTTTGAGCCAATCCAGAATGAGAGACTCGGATTTGACTCTTTGTTTTGTTTTATGTGATTGAATTGTATCAGCATATATATCGACATAATGGGAATGATAGAGTTCCGCAAATATCGCATTGTTGTTTCGCATATATGTAATAAACCGCGGATATTTCAAAGCTTCCTCCAATCGCAATCGCATATTTTTCGTGTAAAATACAACACGTTCGGACCCATCATTTCTGCGAATATCCACACACGATATATTGAGAGGCGAATATAAATGTAGGATGAAGCGGTCGTATAATTTTTTATATTGAATGAGCGGTTTGTAATGTTCGTCGTAAATCATTTTAGTAATTTCAAGAGGTATTTGATGTTTCTGCATTGCCAAAATGAACGCAATCAATTGCGCCGAATCGAGCGGATAATCTACGATTTGCATGACGTTTTCGTTTGTTTGTTTGTTTATAATGTATATATTTGTGAAATCATTATAATAACGTGTCAATTTTACACCACCTCAATAGTACAACGCTCTACAATAATATGTGAAAATATTATAATTGTTCTCAAATGAATGAACCGGAATGGGACGAGTTTCTACAAAGATGCACACTTTCAAGAATGAAAGAGAGATATAACCAAACAATCCCTGTAGGACAAACCAATAAATTCTGCGTGATAGTAGAACCGCGCAACCATGTCCATTTACTCCCGGTTCTCCGCAATTTCATGTATTTGCTTCAACCGAAAGGATGGGGGCTCATTGTATTTCACGGCCGAAATAATGAAACGGTTCTCCAACAGGAAATCGTGGGTTGGTCTGATACGTGGCCGCAGAATTGTATTCTACATAAAATGGATTACGACAATTTGACTGTCGAACAATACAGCGACCTATTGTGTTCTGTCGACTTTTGGAGAACTTTGCGAATTATCTATGGTTGTCATCATGCGTTCATTTTCCAAGTGGATACGATTTTACTGCGCGATAATATTGACGATTTCCTACAGTATGATTATGTTGGAGCGCCGTGGCATCCTACACGTGCAAATTTATTCCTGCCACTTGGAAATGGCGGTCTGTCTCTACGTAATTGCATGGCCATGGAGAAATTGACGAAGAATTCGCGAAAAATAATGGTGCAATTACAGTCGAAGACGACTCCTTGGCCCATGAAAAAACAGTCGATTCATTTGAAAAACGAAGACCTCTTTTTTAGTTACTGGATTCATCGATACAAATCGGAGTTTCGGATTCCTCCTGTGGAAATTGCGAAACAGTTCTCGGTGGAAACCGTGTACTATGAAACGCCATGCGGATTGCATCAGCCGCATATGTCTATATTTCCTGACCGCGAATCGTTTGTGCGTCTTATTCAGAATGCGCAATTTCCATTTCCGCGTTCAACTGCGTCGATAATGGCATCGGAACAGGAAAAATCATTCGAACAGGAAAAATCATCTATATCGATTACAAAATCATCCGATTCAATTGTAACGACTTCGTCTATAATTCCCATCTCAATATCGACGAAAGAGGATTCTTTCGATTCTTTCAATTCTTTCAATTCATCGACCATGCTTGTTTTTGAACAAAATGCATAATATATGCGCATAGTAAGCGCAATGACATCGAGCACGACATTTGGCGCATAATTGGTGATGAGTGCCATGTTCTGGGTGGCGAGTGAATAGGAGAGCGCGAGAGAACACGCTGTCAACATGATGATTTTTTCGGGGACATTGTAAATGTTTGCGTTTTTGTTTATATAATTGGCGTATAATTCCGGTGCGTAACATAGTAAATATAAAATGGTTGCACTGTACATCAAATAATCGTATGTCATTATGAATTCTTTTTATGGTTTCTTTATTATTTTTTCGATATTTTATTCTTTGATTCATTCACAATATTATCGGTATAACGAACCCTGTAGGAAAAAGTAGAGTGAGTTTTACGAAGGTGTAAATTACACCTTTGCACATTTTAAACGCCCACTTTAGGTGGGCGTATTTTAATGTACAATGGCAACAGTTACTTTGCAACTGATAAATTTCCTTTTATATCCTAGAAATCGCCAAAGGCGATTTCAGGGTTATATAATAGGCGGTTTAAAAGTGCAAAGGTGTAAAGAATTTTAGGACGCTAAAAGCGTCCCAATTTTCTTTTTGTTCGGTGTAATATATATTGAATATATAACAGAGAAATAAATCCAACAATGAATTATAAAAAATACTTCTTACTCTTTTTATTTCTGTTGGCTTTCCTCTTCGTTTTACAATATTTATATTGCATTTATCGAGACAACAATGTAAATCGATTCGAAGCATTCAGTGACATCAAATTATACGACCAAGTACGTCCATTTAGAATCGACGACAACGATGAATATTCTGTTGTGTTTTACGATATATTTGCAAGAAACAATGAAATTGTATTGATGGGACATCCTGAACAAATACAAGGTAATTACGATTCGATTGCCGTATACATCCATGAAAACGAGACACAGAAACCATTGGTATTGAAAGACAAATTGGTGAATTATCAGACCGACGTATTTTTCTACGATATTGAAAATCAGATAAAAGAGAACGATGTCTTTGAAATCACCGTCGCATTTACACCCTCTCGCAATTCAACCAACACAATTCAACGCAGATATACATTACAACATATCCTTTATTCGCCATATAAATATCAATTAGTGCACACGACGCTCTTCAAAGACGACGCGTATCTTATGAAGCGGTTCACAAAATATTACAAAGAAAAGGGCGTCGAGCATTTTTACATGTATTACAATGGGCCATTAAATAAACTCGACAGAAGTACTATCCCGGATATAGACAACATCACCATCATTGAATGGAATTTCCCATATTGGACGCGTGACCATGTACATTACGCCCAAAACATGCAATTGGCAACGGCCTTTCAAAAATACGGCAAATCGAATTCGAAATATATCATGTTGTGCGACTTGGACGAATATTTCATTTACAACAACGGAGAACCGATTCAAACAATGTTGAAATCGGACGCGGACACCTATTCATTTTTAAATAGGTGGTGTAAAAGCGACGACGATTCTCAGATTCAGAATCTTGAACCGGGCCAGTTTCCGAAAAATATACAGTGCATTAAAAACCCGGATGATTATAAAACGCGTAGTAAATGTATTCATAAAACAGACGCCATTTTGACCATTGATAATCCGCATCATAGTGAAAGATATAAACCGAAACCGGATAATTCAAACCCCGTCATAGTGTTTCAAGAAAACGAAAAAGAAAATCATATGTTGCATTTTTCAAGTTGGTCAAACCCGAATCGTATCTACGATGGCGAATATATTCCATTTTATTTTGATTCTATCACTATATAAAGAAAGCTGGAAAGAAAGAATATGTTTTCATCCATCTTAGACAAGTTCTCCCTTAAAAAAACAGACAAGGGCGAATATACCATCGGTTTTGAAGATGTTCTCGATTTCATCAAACAAACCCATCCACAAAAAAAACAATTGCTCATCAATACGTTGCCTACTCATGAGCAATCGATACTGATTCAAGGTACTTTATTCGCTTCTTCCGAAGAACAGACCATCAATAAATTCATAGAAGACTACGAGACAGACACGGTTCGCATAGTGGTCTACGGCAAGAATTCGGCAGACCCTACCGTGTGGGATAAATGGCGGCAATTATTGAAACTCGGGTTCAGAGACGTCTATGTCTATTCAGGCGGATTGTTCGAATGGTTGTTACTACAGGATATTTATGGAGAGACGACCTTCACTACACTTCCATTGTCCGTCAAATGCTCGGACATCTTAATGTATCGCGCTCCCAAAAAAATGCAAAAAAATTGATTGGCATGAACCATAAAGATTCATGTCATACACGATTAAAAACTAACCATACAATATGAACGGAAACGCAAACGCAAAAGAAAATAATGCAAACTCAAAGGAAAAGGCCTTGATATATAGCATCGAAGGCAATATTGGCGCAGGCAAAACAACGTTTCTCCGCACGATTGAAGAGAAGTTGTGTCATCAATCTCGCACGGATATTCGTATTATCTATGAACCTGTCGACCTATGGAGTAATATCAAAGACGAAACTCAGAAAACCATCCTACAGAATTTCTATGAGAACCCTGCGAAATATGCATTTGCGTTCCAAATCCTGGCCTTCACAACACGGCTGCATTTATTGCGTACGGAAATCTCCAAATACCCTGATTGCAATATTTTCCTATGCGAACGGTCGCTGGAAGCCGATGCCAACGTGTTTGCCAAAATGTTGTTTGAAGACGGGTTGATGGACACTTTGTCCTACCAAATTTATCGGCAATTGTATGAGAACAGTATCAGCGAATTTTCGGCAGATGCAATCATTTATTTGCGGATGTTGCCGAATGTGTGCAAACAGAGAGTCGCCATTCGCGACAGAGAAGGCGAACAAACAATGTCGTTTGACTATTTGCAGAAATGTCACCAGTACCACGAATCGTGGCTTTCAGATGATTCGAATGAAGAAACACATCAATCCATCGTGTTGGAAAATGATAAGGAAATAGAGAACTTTATCGCAAACCTGTTGGAAAAGTAAGGGGATTATTTTACATGCATTGCATTGGGTTGTTGAATAATGTTTACCAGTTTTCGAATCATAAGATTACTCTGTTGGAGAAGATGGGCTAATGTTTCTTTTTCTTTATCTTTTTTTTCTTTTGTTCCTCCTACAATTATATTTTGTTCTCCATATTTTAATGCAAATTCTTGTTTATCATCATCCTCCTTTATTTTTAAAAATATATCATTCGTATTGGTATGAATCATTTTTACTAGCATACCCAATACATATTGTGAGTGAATATCAGAATAGTTGGATTGGTCGGATTGGTCGGATTGGTCAGATTGGTCAGATTCTTCTAATATTAATTTGTTTTCAGAAGGATTATATTTATAAACTTTTTCACTCATATATATAACTATTATGATTGATTTATTCGAAAAACGATGAGTCTATCAAAAAACAACAAGTTCTCTTTATTCTATTAGGTTCTCATCCAATGCACCAAAATGCGAGAACATTCCAAACGAATCGCCTAAATGTTGGAGATTTGCTTTCACACAATCATCTCAATCTTTTTCTTTTTCTACTATCGAAGAAGTGGTTTTCGAATCCAACACGGGATTCTTATCCTATGATTTTGTTCATTGTCTGATTTTTCTTATCGTATGGTTTTCTTGATTGTCTAATTTTTCTTGTTCCTATGGTTTATATATACTTTCGTGTAAACTTATATATAAATCGTGAGTGTATTGCGATTAGACAAATTTGTAGTATCCACGATTTGCGGCAACAGATGTACCAATGTTACGTGTTTGGCTTACAGGGTATGTGAAGCAGAGTCTCTGGAGTTGAGGAAGCCTGACACAAGAACCAACTGATTGGGAATCCAAAGCAATGCTGGTTCTCCATCCGCGTCCGACTTGGTAAGGGAATCCAGCCTTTTTACTTCCACCCCCTTGATTTTGATTGGTTGTTCGTGCATAATTACGAGAACGTGAAGCAGAATTTGAAAGACCAACTGTCATTTATATAATGGCTAAAGAAAATGTTTGGAAAAAGTGTATGTAACGTTGTTCATAGAAAGGGTATAAAAGAATCAGCATTTTTATACTAGAAACTCGAAAGAATCATTTTATTTCACGAATAAAATGAACCCAACAAAAATGCATCAAGTTCACAATGAAGACGATATTTTTGTGCAAAAGAATGTGGATGGGACCGAGACATATGTGTTTGACCCATACAATCCCCTAAATAAGGAAATCACGAAACATGAAGTCGAAGGAATCCTAAAGAGTTACGGAATTTCGCTTCCTATTCAGAATTTCAATTTGTATCGACGCGCATTTGTTCATCAATCCTATTTGAGAAAACCGGAATCGGAAAATCGGCAAAACAGTATTGTCATTGCGGAGAACTCGGCGAATTGCCTACCTCTCTACACAAAATCGAACGAAAGATTGGAATTTGTAGGCGACGGAATCTTGGAATGTATTACTAAATATTATTTGTATCGCCGTTTTCCAAAAGAAAACGAAGGGTTTATGACTGAAAAAAAGATTGCGCTCGTAAAGAACGAGGCGATTGGCAAATTGGCGCTCGATATTGGTCTGCAAAAATGGTTCGTTATTTCGAAAAACGTAGAAGCCAAGCAGACGCGTACCAATTTGAAAAAGCTGGGCTGTTTATTCGAGTCGTTTATTGGCGCCATGTTTTTGGATTTCAATCATTTGCAGGTGCAGGATGAAGACGAATGGTTCAAGACGACATTTTTGACGGGGCCTGGATTCCAGATGGTTCAAATATTCATCGAGAACGTGTTTGAAAAGCACGTGGATTGGATGAATTTAATTCAGAACGACGACAACTATAAAAACATCCTACAGGTGCGAATTCAGAAGGAGTTCAAGGTGACACCGCATTACATGGACGTGTCGGAACACAGTGTGGATACGGGGTTTCACATGGGCGTCTATCTATGTTTAGGACAGCCGGTGTTTGGATTGACGCATTTTGATTCGAAACGGTTGAATGATTTTGCTCATGTGTCGGATATTCACGATTATATGGGGAAACATGGGCGTATCTTTTTATTTTTAGGAGAAGGCAAGCACAAAATCAAGAAGAAGGCAGAGCAATTGGCATGTGAAATGGCGTTGAAACAATTGACTGTGCTGAACCGAGAATAGAATGAATTCAACATATTATTATGATGTATCTCGTATAAATGTATAGCTTCAATATATATTGAATCTATAATGCAAGGGTTTGAATTGGACCAATTAAAACCGAAATTACCTGCAAAATCCAAAAGAAATGTATGTATCTTTCAATGTAATAAAGATGCAAACAAAAGAGAAAAAGAAAGAGATAGAGATACAGAAATCGATGGACAAAAAGAAAGAGAAAAAGATACAGAAATCGATGGACAAACACAAAAAAAAGCAAGTTTGGTAGTCGATAAACGCACTCTTGCAACAACACCTCGATTCAACCGTTCCGAATTATTAGCAAGATTAGAAGCCGAAATGCCAGTGTGGGACGTATATCAAGACCTAACCTCCAAAGTTCCGTCTTCTATTTTTGTACCGAAAGAAGGAGAAGAAAAAGAAGAAAAAGAAGAAAAAGAAGAAAAAGAAGAAAGAGAAATGGAAGAATCCCCTGTAGGAGAAGAAGAAAAAGAAGGAGAAGAAAAAGAAGAAGGAGAAGAAGAAGAAGGAAAAGAAAAAAAGAAACAAATCCGACAAAAAAAAGATTCAGATAAAGAAAAGATAATTAAAAAGAAAAAGGTCGTCTTTCTACAATATGCAACTACAAACGCAACAACACACATCGGTCTTCTTGCAAACCGTCTTCCGCCACCTTCCAAAATCAACATGCGCATTTCCCCCTATTATATGACAAATCGCAAATTATATGCAGAAAAGCTCGCCCAATTATTCCGCCCCTACAGAGAAGAAATTCTGAAAAAAACGGAAAATATAACGTGCGACGATTTGATGCAAATGAGCAAGAAATCAATCAATTTCGAATTGCTCACACACCAACGTGTGGTCAGAGATTATTTGAATTTGTACACACCCTACAGAGGATTATTATTGTACCATTCACTCGGGTCCGGTAAAACATGCACAAGTATCGGCATTGCAGAAGGCATGAAAACACAGAAGAAGATTATTCTGATGACGCCGGCCTCATTGAAAGCCAATTTTTTCGCAGAACTCAAGAAATGCGGCGACGCACTTTTCCGCCGAAACCAATTCTGGGAATTCATTTCCATTGCCGGTTCTCCAGAAAACGTCGACATCTTAGCAGCTTCTCTCGGTCTCACGCGCGAATATATTCAACGAAACGGCGGTGCATGGCTCGTCAATGTCAAAAAAGCCTCCAATTTCGCCCAGCTCATTGCAAAAGACCAGGACGCAATCAATGCCCAGCTCGACATAATGATACGCGCCAAGTATCACGACGTGAATTACAACGGCATGACAGAGAAAAAATGGAAAGAAATGACCGCCGATGGCACAGTAAACCCCTTCGACCACAGCGTCGTCATCATTGACGAGGCCCACAATTTCGTCAGCATGGTCGTGAATAAACTGAAACAGAAAAAATCGATTAAATACGAAATGTACGACGCGCTAATGGATGCGCAAGATGTACGCATTGTTCTCGTTTCAGGCACTCCCATCATCAATTACCCCAATGAAGTCGGCGTTCTCTTCAACATTCTGCGCGGCTACATCAAGACCTGGAAATTCCAGCTGCAGCCACAAACGAATCAGAAAATAAACGAAGAATTCCTGTTGGATCTCTTTCGCAAAAACGACATTCGAACCGTCGATTATTTGAAATACAGTGGCAATTTATTGACATTGACTCGCAACCCTTTTGGATTCGTCAATGCATACGACAGCGCAAAAACGCAAAAACAAAAGAAAGCAAAACAAACCAAAAAAATAACGGAATTAAAAACGAAAGGCACGCGAAAAAACAAAGCAAATCCAACAGGAGGAAATCTTGTTGGAGGGAACAACGAGGCCATCGAATATGACGGCGTGGTTCTCGATGAGACTGGTAATATTAGCGATGCGGATTTCGAGAAAATGGTGTTGCGAGTTCTTACACGGGCGAATATTCGCGTGGTTCCGAATAAAGATGGGCCGGAATTGTTCAAAACATTGCCGGACGATTCTAAACAGTTCTTGGAATATTTCATCAATGGTGAATCGGGGGAAATGATGAATGTCGATGTGTTTAAACGCCGTGTTCTCGGATTGACCTCGTATTACAGGAGTTCGCAAGAACAATTGCTGCCGATGTTTGTGAAAACAGAAGAAAACGAGTCGAACTATCATAAAGAAATTGTGGAAATGAGCGATTACCAGTTTACTTATTACTACAAGATACGCAAAGAAGAGCGGGATAAAGACAAAGGAGCGAAAGTGGCGGCGAAGAAAGCGGCGCTTGTGAAAGACGCGATTGGACAGATTTCTTCCACATATCGCGTGTTCTCGCGTTCGGCGTGCAATTTTGCGTTCCCGGTAGAACACCCGCGGCCTCTTCCAGACAAGGCTGCGGATAAAATTACGGAAAATGATATGAATGCGGTTTCTAGAAAAGAGAGACAACAAAAGAAGGCTGAAGATGAAGGGGAAGATGAACAAGATGAAGGCAATGAAGGCGAAGGAGAAGGCGAAGGCGAAGAGAAGATTGAAGATTATTTGATTCGTATCCAACAGGCCATGGATTTTCTTAGATACGACCCCCTTCACCCGCGAGCCGAAGAATTTGTCACGGAAGAAGGTCTCGCTATATACAGTCCCAAATTTTTACGTATCCTACAGAATATCAAGGACACGGCAAATGAAGGTCTCCATTTGCTGTACAGTCAATTCCGAACTATCGAAGGGTTGGGTATTCTACAGCTCGTGTTGGAGGCAAACGGGTTCGCGAAATTTAGTATTGTTAAAAACGGCGATAATTGGGAGCTCGATGAAAAGGAGGAAGACGCCGAGAAACCGAAATTCGCCTTTTATACGGGAACGGAAACGGCCGAAGAGAAAGAGGTCATTCTGAATATCTACAATGGGACATGGGACAATGTGGGTTCGCGACTGGCCGCGCAATTGAAAGCCAAACATCCGAATAATTACGGTGGCGAAATCGTGAAAATCCTGATGATTACGGCATCGGGGGCGGAAGGAATCAATCTGAGAAATACGCGGTTTGTGCATATTACTGAACCCTACTGGAATTTAGTGAGGACCGAACAAGTCATTGGCCGAGCCAGACGTATTTGCAGTCACCAAGATTTGCCGCAAGAAATGCGGAATGTGAAGGTCTTTTTATATTTGACCACATTTACAGAGAAACAAAGAAAAGAAGATAAGAATTCGGAGATTATGATGAGCGATATTAGTCGTATTGATGGCAAGACTCCGATTACCACGGACGAGAACCTGTTTGAAATTGCGGTGAAAAAAGACCAAATCAATTATCAGATACTGAAATCCATCAAGGAAACCGCGGTCGATTGTACGATATATACAGGTACAAATCCGGACGAGAACTTGATATGTTATGGATATGGTAAATTGGACGAATCCAATGAAAACGAGTTTAGTACATTTCCCGATATAGAATCAGACAAGGGCATTATTTCTGATACGGGAAAAGTACGTGCGAATCATATTATCGAATGGGAGGCGCGCGTCATTCGCGACCCGGAGACCAATGTGAGGTATGCACTGAATGAAGAGACGGGCGATATATATGATTTGCAAAGTTACGAATTGGCGGTGAAAGACAAGAACCCGGCGAAATTTGTACGTGTTGGAAAACTGGTAGGTGAGGAAATCGAATTTCTGTAAGTAGGAAATCGAATTTCTGTAAGTAGGAAATTGAATTTCTGTAAGTAAGAAATCGAATTTCTGTAAGTAGGAAATTGAATTTCTGTAAGTATGAAATCGAATTTCTGTAAGTAGGAAATCGAATTTCTTTGAATAGTATAAGAAGTTCTCATGAATTCTATGGATTTTATGAATTCTATGAGAGAACAAATTGATTGGAAAACCGTTTCTCTGGATACGATGACTCCTGAACCAAAAGTAGAGAAAATTCAATTTACGAATTCAATGCTTAATGCAACACAAAAATATATATTTGGTTTGAATTCGAATCCTGCAGTACGTTATTATGGTACAATTCAAGCGATTAATAGTCGTAATGACCTTGATGCACCTATGTTAGTGTGTGATGTTTATATGACGGGTCCATTTACAACCAATCCTAATATTTTACATAAAGGTGCACTCTTACGTGTTGGAGAACAAAATGACGAATTTTCAATATACAAAATACGTGAGGTCCAACGACGCAATACCTATATGGGTTCTGGTGATACAAGAAAGAATCGTAGAAGAAGAAATAAAAAAACAAAGAAGACAATGAGAACCATAACAAAAAGAAATAAGAAAAATCATAATAATCAAAATAGAATATAGAAATTAGACCGCTGTTTTCATCACATATTGGTATATTCGATGAATGAAACGAATGGTAATGTTCTCACCATTAAAACGGTACAAATCCAGCCAATTAAAAATATGATTACAGCAATCAAAGACATTCTTACAGATGCAACGATTACGTTTACCAAAAGCGGGCTTAAAATTATCAATTTCGACAAGACCCACACGATTCTGGTGAATGTTCTTTTGAATTCAAAGAGATTCGAAGTGTATGAATGTTCTCCTGATAAAATTATTGTGTGTACAAACACCCTCCATTTCTTCAAAGTCATCTCTTCCATGTCGAACGACGACACGCTGACTATTTTCATCGAAGACGAAGATTACGACGACGGCATTGTATCGCATCTTGGTCTGCAATACGACAATGGAGACATCAAACAGTGTTCTCGGCAGAAATTGCGACTGATAGAGCCGGACAATGAGGAATTGATTGTGCCGGATGTGGAGTATTCGACGGTGATTAATTTGCCGACGACGGATTTCCAAAAGATAATTCGAGATATGAATGGTATTTCGGACCGCATTGAAATCAAATCGGTGGGCAATGAGCTGATTTTTTCGTGCGAGGGCACGTTTGCGAGTTCGAAAATATTCAGGAAAGAATCGGATGATTGCATGAAATTCATTCAGAAGCCGGATGCATCGGTCATTATTCAGGGCGAGTTTTCTTTGAAAAGTCTAGGGCATTTCATTAAATGCACACCATTGTGTGCGAATTTGGAGATTTATTTGGGCAACGATTTGCCGCTGATTGTGAAGTATGATGTGGCGTCTTTGGGCGAGATACGGTTGTGTCTGTCGCCGTTGCCTCCGTCATAAAGAGATGGATGATTTCATGTATAGCCTATTTTATTCATGAAAAAGAATTTATTCATAGAGTCACTATGTTGAGCATATTCATTTTCCGTTCAATACTATTGATGGGTGTCCTACAGATGGCACATGGAGTGTTCGGGTGGTTGTTCTGTCGTATCATATTGTGAATACAGTCGCTGCAATAGTAATGGCGGCAGTTCGTAATGACCACATCGGAATCTTTGCAATTGTCCATACATATGGGGCAAACGGCGACGTCTGGCCACACCCATCCTGTAGGAGTAGACGATTCAGTAATGTCTTGATTTGATATGGGATGATAATTCAAATCAATGGTGTCTTCATTCGGTTCATAGAGTCGGCCGGCTACGATGGCTGCATATTCATCGGAATAATTCTGCATGATGAGTCGCCAGTAATATCGGCGAATGGAGAATTCATAGATAATCGATGTGTTCATATGTTCGATAATGTAGTAGTAATAATACATGGAATAAGCGATAAGCGGTCGTTTTGTATGGGGGAATCGATGATGCGATGAAACATGCTGCGAAATATTGCGTACACTGTATTTTAATATTTTGAGTTCAGGAATGGAACGGCCTTTCAACCAGTTCTCGAAAAAAACTTCTTCGCCTTCTATGAACGCATTATGAGCTTCGCTTTTTGCGCGGTTTTTGAGAATAGACGTGGCAGGATGGTCGCAAGATGAAATGGTATGTCCCGCGATATGGCAATATGAACATGGCATTCAATTCTCTTATTGTAGAAAGGGCTTTATACGCATTTCTTTTCTTTGTCCTACAATAGATTTAGAATTCGCCATTGGTATAGAAACGTATTCTATATAGAATGTAGGATATACCAGAAAACATACATGAAAAAAAAGAAAACAATCGACTCTCTCGAAGAGACCCGTATGTGCGATTTGAATCCGTTGAAATTGTCGTTTCCGTTCAAATCGTCTCTTCATAAAAACAATTTGAAATATCTGCGAGAAATCGCCAAACATAACAAGGTCAAAATTTCCGGGAAAAAAGGAGAACTTGTAGAAAGACTCCACCTATATTTCAAGAAAGAATACTCGGCAATACTCCTACAGAAATATTATCGCGGTCATCTCGTTCGTCGCATGACGTCTGCGACATCGACCTATAAACGCCGCAAACAGTGTGTCAATGAAACCGATTTTTATAGTATGGAACCGCTCGATGAAATCCCGTTCATTTTATTTTATACTATCCAACAGGGTGCCATTGTATACGGATTCAACATTGAATCGCTCGTCCATTACATACGCAGAACGCCCGAGAAAATGCGGGTGAAGAATCCGTATACGCGCGACGAGTTCTCCGACAATGTCTTGGAATCGGTACAGTTTCAGTACCGGCGTATCCAAGCGCATTTTCCGAAGGCGGTGGATTCGGCGTTGGCATACACGAATGATGCGACGGGGCCACTCCAAGCATGTATTGCCCTGTTGGATACGATTCGGAGAGGAACGATAGAACAGCGGGTACGCGGCATTTTCATGGAAATGGATTCGCTGGGTAATTACACGGATTCTGCGTGGTTCTTGGATTTGTATTCCAAACACGAGTATCGACGATTGTATCGCGTCCTCTATAATATATGGTTTCATCATGCGCGATTGTCGTCGGAAATACGCGCGGCGATATGTATTATCGGCGACCCATTTGAGAACATTCTTGGATTTATGCAAACGGTGGAGGCGGATATTTTATGTGAAAAATGTGTGAGGGTTCTCGAACATATGGTATATTGTGGTAAAGATACGGACCATCGCAAATTGGGGGCGTTTCATGTACTCACTGCATTCACGGTGGTTTCGATGAATGCGAGATTGGCGATGCCGTGGTTGTATGAATCGTTGTTTTAGTCGTATTTCATTTTGAATTTGAATTCACAAAATGAAATTGATGGAAATTCGAAAGTTCATATTCATATAAATAGTGGATAAAATCTGGGTATTGCATTTTTATGAATATTTTTTATGATGATAGTATAGATAGATTTATTTGTATTAAGAATGTCATATAATTCTTATTTCACAGTAACCAACACTGACAGCACAAAAAAGGCTTATTATGTGGATAGTACAGACCCACAAAAACCGATTTTATATTTTTATTCAAATGGTACATTGACTACGAATCAAGACTTAAGTGTAAATGTGTTAGTTGTTGGAGGTGGAGGGGGAGGAAACCCCGATAGTATAGGAGGAAATGGTGGAGTATTTATAGAAAAAAAGCATTCTTTAACAAAAGGCAAATATGATATATTCATTGGAGAGAGTGGTTTACTCCGTACTAATGTTACACGTTCTCGTGGTGCTACAGAGAGTGGTTTTGTTAATCAAACCAATAATAATTTAAAGGTTGTTGCAAATGGAGGTGATGAAGGTACTACGAGTAATGGTAAAGATGGTAATGGAACATCAACGGATTATAATGGTACTAAAATAACTACAAAAGGTACAGGTATAAAAAGTACTATTACAGGTAAAATCTATTCTAGTGGTTCCTCAAGCACAGGACAAATTATGAATACTGGTAATAGTAGTTCGTCTGGAATTGTTGTTATACAATTTTTGGATATATCTCCTGACGTTACAACACCTCCTGTAACAACGCCGGCTCGTACTACTCCTCGACCAACTACACCTCGACCAACTACTCCTCTTGCGACTACTCCGCTTGCTACTACACCTCGAGCGACTACACCCAGACCAACTACTCCGCTTGCTACTACACCTCTCGCGACTACTCCTCTTGCGACTACTCCGCTTGCAACTACTCCTCTTGCTACAACGCCCAGACCAACAACTCCGCTTGCTACTACGCCCAGACCAACAACTCCTCTTGCTACTACGCCTCTTGCAACTACTCCTCTTGCAACAACTCCTCTTGCGACTACTCCTCGACCAACTACCCCTCTTGCAACTACACCGCTTGCTACTACACCGCTTGCTACAACTCCACTCGCTACTACACCACTCGCTACTACACCACTCGCTACAACTCCACTCGCTACTACGCCTAGACCAACTACTCCTCTTGCTACTACACCCAGACCAACAACCCCTTATCCAACAACCCCTCTCGCTACTACACCTTATCCGACCACCCCTCTTGCTACTACACCTTATCCGACCACCCCTCTTGCTACTACACCTTATCCGACCACCCCTCTTGCTACTACACCTTATCCGACCACCCCTCTTGCTACTACCCCTCTCCCGACTACGTCTATAACAACACCTCTCCCGACTACGTCTATAACAACACCACTCGCGACTACGCCTAGACCAACTACTCCTTATCCAACAACACCTCTCGCTACTACCCCTTATCCAACAACACCACTTGCGACTACACCTCGACCTACTACCCCTTATCCAACCACACCTCTCGCTACTACCCCTTATCCAACAACACCTCTTGCGACGACTCCTTATCCAACTACTCCTTATCCGACAACACCACTTGCGACAACACCTCTTGCGACGACTCCTTATCCAACAACACCTCTTGCGACGACTCCTTATCCAACTACTCCTTATCCAACAACACCTCTCGCGACAACACCTCTTGCGACGACTCCTTATCCAACAACACCTCTTGCGACGACTCCTTATCCAACAACACCTCTTGCGACTACGCCTAGACCAACTACTCCTTATCCAACAACACCGCTTGCGACGACTCCCTATCCAACAACACCACTAGCAACAACACCACTCGCGACTACACCACTCGCGACTACACCACTCGCGACTACGCCTAGACCAACTACACCCTATCCAACAACTCCTCTTGCTACAACTCCTCTCCCGACAACACCACTTGCGACTACTCCTCTCGCTACAACTCCTCTCGCGACTACTCCTAGACCAACTACGCCTCTCGCGACTACGCCGCTTGCAACCACTCCACTTGCTACTACAGTATATCCCACTACACCCTATCCAACAACTCCGCTTGCTACAACACCTCGACCAACTACACCATATCCGACCACTCCACTAGCTACTACGCCTCTCGCGACTACGCCGCTTGCTACAACACCACTTGCTACAACACCACTCGCTACTACACCTCTCGCGACTACGCCGCTTGCTACAACACCTAGACCAACAACACCCTATCCAACAACACCTCTCGCGACTACACCGCTTGCAACCACACCTCTCGCTACAACACCTCTCGCGACTACGCCGCTTGCAACAACACCTCTCGCGACTACGCCGCTTGCTACAACACCGCTTGCTACAACACCGCTTGCTACAACACCTAGACCAACAACACCCTATCCAACAACACCTCTTGCGACTACGCCTCTTGCAACCACACCTCTCGCTACAACACCTTATCCTACTACGCCATTCGCGACTACGCCCTATCCAACTACTCCTCTTGTGACTACTCCTAGACCAACAACACCCTATCCAACAACACCTCTTGCGACTACGCCTCTTGCAACCACGCCACTTGCAACAACTCCTTATCCTACTACGCCATTCGCGACTACGCCCTATCCAACTACTCCTCTTGTGACTACTCCTAGACCAACTACGCCTTATCCAACAACACCTCTCGCGACTACGCCGCTTGCTACAACACCTCTCGCAACAACACCACTCGCGACTACACCTCTCGCAACTACACCTCGACCAACTACTCCTTATCCAACAACACCACTCGCGACTACTCCGCTTGCAACAACACCTCTTGCAACAACACCTCTTGCAACAACACCTCTTGCGACTACTCCTAGACCAACAACACCTCTTGCAACAACACCACTCGCGACTACTCCGCTTGCAACAACACCTCTTGCAACAACACCTCTTGCAACAACACCTCTTGCAACAACACCTCTTGCAACAACACCTCTTGCAACAACACCTCTTGCAACAACACCTCTTG